GGGTTGTTTGAAATAGTTAGAGCCGCCCAATGCAGCAGTTGGTGCAGTTGCTGTATAGGTTGCAGTTGCGTTACCACCAAGACTGTGTGTTACTGAAGTCGTGGCTGCTCCACCTTGATAGATGGAACCGCTAGTTGCATAGCCAGTTGTAAAGCCGACTATAGAACTTGTTCCAAAGCGCAAGGTGCCCTTAACAAAGATTCTATATCCGTTAGGCGCAAGACGAACGCTGTTGCCCAATGTTAAATCGTTAAAATACAAGTCTGTCGTCATGGAGTAAACGCTTGATGAAGGAATCATCCCTAAAACAGTAGTCGTACCATCCAAGGTCGCATCGCCATCAGCGCCCGTTCCATAAACAGAGTCAACGCCTTCGTTGTAATAGGCATTCCATACAGAACCGTCCCATTGCCAACTCTTAGAGCCGACTGTATAAATCTGATTTACATACGGAGAAGCGGGGAAAGTAATCGCTGCCATTACGCAGGTCCTATATCTTCAATTATTAACTGAGCAGGGCTTGTGGAAGCCCTGTTAGCCGTGCAGTTCACACTTGCGTAGGACTGCAAAGTAGGAACAATAGTTACAGAACCAGCAGAAAGAGTACCTACCCACACAACGGTTGAACTATCAGCAACCGTGTTAGACGAAACTGCTAACTGTATTTGAGTACCAGTAACGCTTCCAGTTCTAATTCTTGGCACCGCAAAAGTTCCAGACCCAACTTGTATTTGAGGCTCGTAATAAGTGATGCGATAGTAACGGTTTGCCACCGCCGTAAAAGTTGCATTCAAGTTAGAAATAACTTCAGTAATCGCAAAAGTAATGTTTGATGTTTGTGATGCAGGTGCAACAACTATCCCCCAAGGCATATTCCATTGTTGTGACCACGCCGAACCATCATAAGTTAATTCTTTTTTAGTATCCGTTTCATAAACATGTTGACCAGTCCACGGAGAAGACGGACGAGTAGACGATGTTGCTTGGTATGGCGACATTGTGCCACCACCTAGTTCAACCCATGCTGAGTTGTAATAGATGTACGAAGCACCAGTCGTTGTGTTGAACCAAAGGTTTCCAGCAGATGGGGATACTGGAGCAGTTGCAGAACTTGTTAGCGGTGCACCTGCGCCTGTTGGTCCTGATACTCCAGTTGCGCCTGTTACTCCAGTCGGTCCAGTTGGGCCAGTCGCACCAGTTGTTCCAGAAACTCCAGAAACGCCTGAAACTCCAGAAACACCACTGACGCCACTTACACCTTGAGGTCCAGAAACTGTTGAAGGTGTTCCGCTGACGCCCGAAACTCCAGATACTCCAGATACTCCTTGAGGACCAGTTGCGCCGATAACTCCTGAAACTCCCGAGACACCAGAGACTCCAGACGGTCCAGTTGCACCGATTACGCCTGATGGACCACTAACACCCGAGACTCCGCTGACGCCACTAACACCTTGAGGACCTGTGGCACCAATTACGCCTGACACTCCAGAAGGACCTGAGACTCCGGATACACCGCTTACACCGGAAACTCCACTTACACCCTGTGGACCAGTTGCGCCGATGACACCACTGACTCCACTGACTCCACTTACACCTTGGGGTCCTGTAGCCCCAATAACTCCTGAAACACCCGAGACACCACTTACACCAGACACACCCTGAGGGCCGGTTGGACCCACTGGTCCAATACCACCAGTTTCGGTCCATTGGATATTGTCGGTGCCAATTTTAATAGCATTATTAGTAGCGGTACCAACTACGGTTTGAATATAGGTTCTACCAGCATGGTCGCCTGCTTCAACAAGAGTAAAGTCACCTGCTTCAACTTCGCCAGCAATGCTGTTATCAAAGTCCGTTGCACGAGTGAACTTATATTTAGAACCTGCAGAACCAAGACTTGTTACGGTATAAATACCGTTTTCAATAGGGTTCGTTCGTCCTGAGAAAAGAACACGATTGCCAACAATAATTGTTGCTCCGCCTGCTACAGAAATAGCACCGTTGGCATTTGCTTCAATATATGCACCGACACCGTAGCCTTCGCTTGCGTCTGCGGTTCCAGCAAAATAAGTGCTTGCGCCCATTGTGTCAACAACTGTTTTTACAGTTGCGTGAGCATTTTGTGCTCCAGGAACACCACTAACTCCGCTTACGCCAGATACACCAGAAACGCCCGAAACTCCTGAGACACCAGAAACTCCAGAAACGCCTTGTGGACCAGTTGCCCCAATGACGCCGCTCACTCCTGAGACACCAGAAACTCCAGAAACACCTTGTGGACCAGTTGGACCAGTTGCACCGGTGGTTCCTGAGACTCCACTCACTCCCGAAACACCTTGTAAACCAGATGGTCCTGTCGCTCCCGTATCGCCAGTAATTCCACTTATTCCGCTGACGCCGCTGACTCCAGAAACTCCCGAAGGGCCAGTGGCTCCGATTACGCCACTAACTCCCGAAACACCACTTGCACCATGTTCGGCAAACACTGTCCACCATGTGCTCTCAGAAGGAGCAACACTATCAATTGTTTGAATACAAATCCATGAAGAACCCTGATAGGTAACTACGTGATTTACATAGTATTGCGTTCCATTATCGTATGCTCCACGGAAAGTAAAACCAATACCCGTAGCACCACTTACGCCAGAAACACCAGAAACACCAGAAACACCACTTACGCCAGATACTCCTTGAAGCCCTGTTGCGCCAGTTGCTCCCGTTTCTCCAATGACCCCCGAGACACCACTTGGCCCTGAAACGCCACTTACGCCTGAAACTCCACTGACGCCCGATACTCCACTAACACCACTGACGCCTTGAGGTCCTGTGGGTCCTGTAGGTCCAATCAGGATGATTCCTGCAGGCCAAGTACCTGAGTCTTTTGGTCCATAGAACGTATTGGTGGTGGTATTTATGTAAAAGTTGCCATCTATGCCCTGAGAGGTTGGCGTTGTTGCACCGTAAAGAACAGTATTTCCAGGAACACCAGTTACGCCCGATACGCCTGATACTCCAGACACACCTGATACTCCAGACACGCCCGAGACGCCTTGAGGTCCAGTAGGTCCTATTTCGCCAATTACACCGCTAACACCAGAAACACCGCTAACGCCAGAAACACCGCTTACTCCGCTTACGCCAGATACGCCAGAAGGTCCAGTCGCTCCTGTATCGCCTTTATCACCAGTTCGTACAAAAGTGATAGTTACATCTTTTTCATTTGCCCAAGATGGCGAGGAACCGGTCAGGTACGAGACTGGGACTTTGTAGTAATCGGAAACGTAGGTAATGGAACCAGTAATTGCATAGTAAACAAATTGTGATGCATTACCAACTGCTTCTACTTTGAAGTGTCCTTTAATTGCAGATGTTGAATCGTCAATTGTTTCAAGATATGCAGATACATCGCTAGAAGTGACATCTGTTGGGTCTATGTATAGAAATGTTGCAGTAGAAAAAACAGAGTTAAACTTTAATTTTGTAACACCCGGGTCGGTATCGGCAGTGCTTGTTAGGTATCTATAAGAGAATGTTGCTCCTCCAAATGCACCAGATGGTCCAGTCGCTCCGATGACTCCCGAAACTCCCGAAACTCCTGAGACGCCTTGAGGTCCAGTTGCCCCAACAACCCCCGAGACGCCGCTGACTCCAGATACGCCTGAAACTCCACTGACTCCAGATACTCCCGAAACGCCCGTGGCTCCAATTACTCCAGAAACACCGCTCGGTCCAGAGACGCCAGAAACTCCCGAAACCCCAGATACTCCTTGTGGACCAGTTGGACCAGTCGCACCCGTTTCTCCAGTGACTCCCGATACCCCTGATACCCCAGAAACGCCTGAAACACCACTAGGACCCGAGACTCCACTAACTCCTGATACGCCGCTGACGCCAGATACTCCGCTGACTCCTTGAGGACCAGTAGGGCCGGTTGCTCCTATAGGACCAGAACTGTAAGGAAGAAGGCTCCAAATTTTGTCACCATCACCTACCTTAAACTTGCCCGTATCAGTTTCTAAGCCAAGTTCTCCTACAGCAAGTTTTGGGTCTGCGGCTGTCCACTCTGCAGCAGTGCCTCGTCTAAACTGAATCTGAATAGCCATCAAACACCTCCTGAATCAAGCGAAGTAACGCCACCGTAATTAGTGGATGGGAAGCCCCCGTCTATATTAACAACAGAAGTACCCGATACACCGGTACTACCTGTAGGTCCTGTGGGGCCAACGGGCCCAGAAGGTCCAGAAGGTCCAGAAGGTCCAGAAGGTCCGGCCTGTCCTCCAATTTCAACCCATTCAGAATTGTAGTAGACATAAGTTTTACTAGTGTCGGACTCAAACCAAATCTGGCCAGCAACAGGGTTGCTTGGTGCGGTATCAGAGATTGTTGCCCCACCTGCGGCGCTGGCGTTCACCCATGCATTGCCATTCCATTGAAGAACTTGATTAGTGGCAATGTTTGTGATTGTTACGTCGGTTAAGTCATCAAGAGCAGCAACGGTTGATGCAGTTCCTGGAGCAAATTTGGTTCCGTCAAATTTAAGTACTTGATTGCTTGCTGCACCAGAGGTATCTACTTCAATACCATCAATGTAAAGTACGGGAACTTTGAGAGTGTCGTCTGTTTTGAGGACATTTGCCTCATCGCGATAGAGGTTTACATCTCCAACGTTTGTTCCGTCGCCCCAAACCAGGCGTCCGCCACCTTGAACTTGGAGTCTTGCATAGGTATCACCGTCAACATAAATCGTTAACCCATCAGAGCCAGCAGAAGACAACTGCCTGATAGCAATAGGGGTAATGAATTTTTGTGTCACGACCTCAATCGCTTCCTATGTTGTTGCCCCTCAGGGCAAGGCATTAAGCCTTTTTGCCGAAGGCAGTGTCTTTTGGATTCAAGTAACGAAGGATAACAGGTAGTGCTGCTGCCCAGAGAGCATTAGCGGCAAGTTTAATATCGCTCGTTGCTGCATATGTTGCGACTGCTGCACCAAGGACGCTTCTTGCGTACGATGCTGCCATTGCTTTTTGTTCTGCTGTGATTTTCATCATTTCCTATCCAGTTACGACGATGTGATAATCGTCGGCGCCAATTGAGCCGTTCATCGTAACAACAACCGCGTCAGTGCTTGAGCGGACGATATCGCAATTGACTGTTTCGCCAGTTGAAACTTGATAGACCTGAACAGTTACGTTCTTGGTATTGAAGTTATGTGTAACCGTTGTGGTTGAAACACCAACTGAAGAAGCAGCACATGCTTGGTGAACAACTCTTGCAAGAACTGCAGTAGATGTTGTTTGACCAGAGGTGGGCGTAGCGCCAAGGTTTGTACGAGCACTTGCAGCAGTTGAGGCACCAGTACCACCGTCTGCAACAGCAATATCTGTACCGTTCCAAACGCCGGTAGTGATTGTTCCAAGGGTTGTAATGGTTGCCTGACCAACATATGTTGAGTCAATGTCAATGGCGTTTGCAGTAACCGAGATACGTCCAGAAGTTCCAACAGCATTAACAGTGGTGCCGTCTTTAGTAAGACCGTCACCAGCGATTACCGCACCAGCACCAGAGAACTGAACCCAGTTCATGGCATCTGTACCTACGGCAATTAGTCCGTTGCTTGAAACAACGAACCCAGAGTCAGCGTTTACTGTTCCTTCTTCAACAAAAGTAAATGTTCCACCCGATACTGTTCCGGTGTCGGCAGTTCCGTTTGCATCGGCTGCACGAACTGCTGCTCCTGATTCCTGAACAACGTAGATACCGTTCTGTGATGCTGTACCTTGGTTCTTTACAAGAACACGGTCACCAGCAACAAGGGTAACTGACGTGTCAAGGGTATCGCCTTCTTCAAGTTCATTAGCAATGTTTACAGCGGCTGTGGTGGCGGCACGAACAGACTGCTTAACATCAAGACCTTGACGGGCTGCGTCTACATAACCCTTGGTGGCAGCATGGGCTGCGTCAGTTGGGGTTGCGACTTTAATGTTTCCATTGCCATCACGCTTAACCAACTTAGAGGCTGTTGCAGCATCAGTTGCGTCGTTTAATGCGTTCCAAAAACCCGAGGAGAGCAAACCGGCAGAGTCGGTGTCTGCAAGGTTGAGGGTGAGTGTTACTGTTCCATTTGACTCACCGATGGTGATTGCGTCAGTGTAAGAACCGCCACTCGTGACGCTGTTGACAAACTTGCGCCATGCTGAGCCACTATAAACCTCAATGCTGTCAGTAGCACTGTTGTAGTACATCCGACCTTCAAAAAGGCCAGTACTTGGGGCTGTACCCAGCACTTCAAAAGTGGCGTTTAAGAGTTGATTCTGATTTAGGTCAATATTTGTAAGAAATTTAGTTGCCATTAGCCCTCGCCTTATGTGAGATATGCGTATCCTGAGAACGGCACTGTAAAGGAAACCGTTATCTGTGCCGTACTGTCATATTTTACATCACCAAACACGTATGTACTTGCAGAATCGACAATGGTCACAGATGGATGACCACCAAGTGCATGGATTATCACCCAATCAGTTGAAGCAGTGCCCTGAGTATGAACGTGACGCCTTGTACTTCCAGCAATTCCTCCACCTCTAACTACAACTTGATTAGGAGAATCCTGATTAATTATTATTTGATTTGGGGTATCAACATGAACATTGACGTTATTTGGAACCGTATTGTTATATGTGGTCATCTAGTTACCTCACGAGATAAGGTAAAGTTTCCTTGTATAACTCTAGACACAATGCCATCTTCACTAATTATTTCCAAGTCATAGACGCCACTGCTTGTTAATGAAGAAGTTTGCTCGTCTGTCATTCTTACTATAATTCTTGAATCAAGGTCTAATATTTCTATTGAACCGTTTTCTGTAGTTAATTCAATCATTGGAAGAGGGGTATCAATAGTTCTTCTTACCTGCATTCTCGCAGTAAAATTAGTTAAATCAAATTTGTGAAAAACTGTTGGGTCAATGTCGTCTGGATACTCAAGTTCCAATATGCGTGTAAAAGTGGTGCCCTGTTCGCAAAATATATTGTAGATACCTGCAATCATGTTGCTCCTAATGTTTATAGCGATTATAGACGAAAACTGAATGTGTAAAGTGGCAAACAGATGGATTAAATCTGAGCATAATCAAGACGTCCAAATTCGGAGTTGTCTAGAGTCAGTGTAATCGCATTTAGAGTTTCATGAATTATTGAATAACCAACCGGTTTAGCCATTTCTGCTGCTGCTAATACAGCAGCACTTTCTTGGTGTTCTCCTGTTACGTCTGGAGTCTCTGAAGTAAGCGTGTATAACTTTATTGCCCATATATCATCACCATATTGTGGTGTTATCGAAACCAATTTATTACCAGTTAAAACATGTTCAACGACTTCACGAAGTGCTTGTTTTGTTCCTGCAGCACGCCCAAGATAAGAAGTCTTTAATTGCCATTTTAAAAATTCTGACTCTGTTGTCGTTAGCATATTTGCGTCTGTATAAATATATTTTTGATAAGGAACACCAACAAACATAAAAGTCCATGGGTGATATTTTTCAATAAAATTATTATAATTTAATAAAGTACTAAGAGCCCATGGTGTTGTTTTGTCAGCGTAATATGGTATTTCGTTTAATTCAAACTCAAACCAATCAGCGTATATTTGCATAACATCATTTATTGGAGATGTTAAAACATCAACAAATCTAAAAAATGGAAATCTAGGATTTAATTGTTTAGCATCATAGTTCCAATAAAAATCCGGCATATGACGGGCAGTATTTTGCATTGCCGTATTTAAATACCAACCTCTTTCAATAACTAAATTAGGTAAAGAAATATATAAAGGAACTGAATTATGTTGTGAGATTGTTATTTCACACCAAGTGCCCCTATAGTTGCCCTCTTGGTCCCATGGGCTTTGATACGTCATTATATTTGAACGTATTGCTTTCCAATTTCCAGCAGAAGGTTCATATGAGTTCCCAGGATAAACAGGTAACGCATGTTGACTTAAGTGACTCAAGTCAATAGATGAATTGTTTAATGCATTAACCGTTATGTCGTTATATAGTTTTGAATTAACTGAATATCCAATAACACTAGATTTAATTACGTTAGTAAAAACAAATTGGATATCATTATCAGCATCGCTAAAACAATTATCTAAATTAACTGTCAAAACAACATCTTCAGGACCTGTTGGTGAAACAATCATTACGTATCTATTATTTACATAGTAATCATTACCAGTAATTGACAATGTTGCATTTTCTGCAGTCCATGGATTTACATAATTAGAAATGTCATAATGATTTCCAGTAAACGAATTAGCATATAAACCTTGTCTATCAGAAAGTCTTTGAAGAGTTGTAGGCATATTAAACGACTGCTGTAGTAGTTACTGTTATTGATTCTGGTGCTATATAAGGAAGGGTGCCTTTGCTAGCAAAGTCAATGTCTCCGTCTATATTTATTTCACCTAAAAGTGGAGATATAGAAATAAAAGTTACAGAATCAACATGTACAACGCCATATACGTTTGATGCAATAGTTGCAACAGTTGATTTTCTTAATTTTGAATCAAAACTTGCCGCACTAGGATTAAGTGATTGACTTATAATATTTTTAACATTAGAAATCAATATTCCTGAATCAAACGATGGGTCAACCAAAACTGATATCGACATTTCTATATCAACTATATATGCATCTACAACTTTTATGTTCAACCCAGCAATTGCTCTGTCTGATACAGAAGTTAAAACTTCATATTTTTCATCAGAGGTAAGCATTTTACCAATGCCGTATGTAAATATGGTTATTGAACCGGGAACATCTGGGTCACCAAAGTCTGTTGAAATTTCCGAGTTAGTTAAATCATAAGTTTTTGAACGACCTACATTTATAAATACTGAATCTATATATGCATCTATTTGGCTTGCTTTTCCAAAAGCAGAAGTAAGTGAAGACAAATAAGTTTCTGCTCTTGCGGTGTATTGTTCTGCAGTTTCCGCATATCTACCATTTGTTGAAATGCTTTCTAAAACTGGAGGTAAAATTCCGCTAATGACTGATTCTATAGTTAATTCAACTCCGGCAGGAATATTTGGGATTGACATTACCTGCATGCAGCGTGCATCAACCGAAGCATAAGGAAGTGGGGGCGACATTGAACCATCTATTGCATCAATTACAAGGTCTTCTACTGTTTGAAAATAAATAGATATGGCAGGAGTTAATCCAGCAAGGTCGTATCTAACAAGAGTTCCTGCAGGTATTACTGCCCCCTCGTAATTAAGAGATGTAAAAGTAATTCTAATTACTGGGTATTCACCCTCATCTGCTGGAGCACCAAGAATTGAAAGAATACCTAATAGAACCCTGTCTGGCAATCTATTAATCGAGGCAATGTTTAATGAAGAAATATAAGACACTGCTTGTAATACTGCGTCTTCAGGTGTCCCCTGTCGTATAACCAGTTCTGGATAAGCAATACGGGCATATTCAAGCGCATTCGTATAAATATCTGTTGGTTCTTGGTCAAAAACTGAAAGGTTAACGTATCTAGAAAAATCAATTGGCATTGTATTAACCCTTTAACATAAATTTGAAAGATACGTTTGTGTTGCTGTCATCATTACTGATGTTTTTATTTACTTCAGTTATTGTAACCTCTGGGACAAACCTGGCTGCATTAAGAACAAATAAACCCGTGTCAACGGAAGTAAATGCAGGGTCCGCTACCCCAAAATCTGGAGTTATGGGATGTGAGCCTGGTTCAGTAAGCAGAGCAATTGTTAATAGTTGTCTGTAATATTCATAAGAGCCTGATTGTAGTTTTGTAAACCCAGTATCGTCAAATGATGTTGGAAATTGAATTGTGTCCATTTGTCAATTATCCCACATTGCCTTACTTATTTGTTCTTTAGTTCGCTTAACTCTGCGGTTAATGAATCAACTTTTGCCGACAGTTCTTGAATTGCTTTTACGGCCATTGATATAAGGGCGTTGCTTTTCCACATTTTGGGAGTCAATTCATTGTTTTCGGTCTCGTAGTGCACAAGGTCTGTAGAAACTTCCAAAACCTCTTCAACGATAAATCCATATTGTTGCTGGGTTTGTAAATCAAATATATCGGCTGGGTAATTTTTGTCTACAAGTTCGTCAGTCCAAGTGAAGTTCCGGGGACGAAGACTATTTAAAACATCAAGAGTGTCAGCCATATCTTCAATATTTTCTTTATATTTACGTAGCGATACTGAACTGGAAGTATTTGTACAAAAAATTCCATCACTGCGACGAACAACACCATTTGTGCCAGACGTGGTATTCATTGCCGAGGTGCGATAACCGTCTGCTGGCACAATTACGGAGTTGAAACCTACATCCCCCGTTGGTGTTGCACCAGTAGCACCAGTAGCACCAGCAGCACCCGTGTCGCCCTTCGTGCCCTGTACGCCCGAGACTCCAGAAACGCCAGAAACTCCAGAAACCCCCTGTGGGCCACTAGGGCCACTGGGGCCAGACGGACCAGTTGCTCCAGTAGTTCCGGTAACCCCACTTACTCCCGAAACTCCAGAAACTCCAGAAACGCCAGAAACGCCTGAGACACCAGATGCGCCAGATGCCCCTTGAGCACCTTGTACACCGCTAACACCACTTACACCCGAAACCCCCTGTGCGCCCTGTACGCCCGAAACGCCAGAAACGCCCGAGACTCCAGAAACGCCTGAGACACCAGATGCGCCAGTTGCCCCCGTTGCCCCTATTGCTCCTGCACCTAATTCAACCCACGCTGAGTTGTAGTAGATGTATGCGGCACCATTAGTTGTGTTAAACCAAACTTGACCAGCAGTTGGAGATACTGGTGCAGTTGCTGAACTAGTTATACCAATTGGGCCAGTCGGTCCTGTAGCGCCAGTCGGTCCACCGGCAGGACCAGTAGCACCTGTTAACCCAGTAGGACCGCTTGGACCTGTAGCGCCAACAACTCCAGAAATTCCAGAAACTCCCGAAACTCCTGAAACTCCAGAAACACCGGAGACACCTTGGGGTCCGCTTGGTCCAGTAGCACCCATGACACCACTTACACCAGAGACGCCACTGGCTCCTTGTGGTCCAGTTGCACCAATCACACCAGAGACTCCTGAGACTCCACTGGTTCCAGAAACTCCGCTAATACCAGAGACTCCCGATGGGCCTGTTGGTCCTCCTGCAGGACCAGAAGGTCCAGTTGCACCTGTAACGCCCGTTGGGCCAGGTGTGGATGGTCCAACTTCAGTCCATGATGAATTGTAATAGATAAAAGTTTTACCCGTGTCAGACTCAAACCAAAGGTCGCCTTGTATTGGAGAAGGTGGCGCAGTATCAGAAACTGTTACTTGAGAATTGCCGGTTGAAGATGTTTGAAAAGTTTCGCCCCTATTTACGGGCCCAACAGCGTAAACATCACTATTTTCATTGTCCATGAACATACAAATGACTTGTTGACCTTGTGTTGGTGTGGCCCAGGAAATCAAAGATATGGGGCCAAAAGTTGCAGCAAGGTTTGGAACAAATACTCTAATTAATTTGTTGGGCATTACTTCACGAATAACGCCTAAATATATTCCACCAGGTGATTTCGGATGTGACGAACCTTTTGTTCTGTTGATTATATTTGTCATTGTCAGCACCCACATCCGGAAGAACCGTTGCCGGCGAGTATAGACAAAACCATGGCATGTTTAGTAAACCTTTTTGATAAAAGATTTGGTTCTCCCATTTGAAGTTGAGATGCGTATATTTGAGCATATTGAGAACTTGTAAATAATCCATAATGCAAATTATCCGATTCGTATTGTAAAATAGCATCTGATTTTGAAACAACAGTAGATACGCCATCAACACAAATATTTTGATTTAATAAAACATATTGACCACCAGATGCAGTTACAAATAAACTAAATATCGGCTTAGCATTTTTTTTGTCACTTCCGGTAAGACCAGCGTCAATAATCATTTTTTTATTTATTATTGGTGTTTTAAATAAATCTACATTGCCATGTTCGAGCATGTAAGTTTCATTAAATGTTGGTTTAGGCCATACATTTTGACCCGCCTTAGATGGGAATCTGCGAGCACTAGGAGTATTACCAAGTTGTTTTACGAGCGTTTTCATTTGTTTAGAAGTAGGTGGTTTAATTTTGTTATTTAACCACTTCGTAACACCGGGTGCTTCAACATCAAAAATAGCATTTACTCTTTCCCCAATGGCCAAGTCTTGAATAAATTGCTGTCTTCCAAGATAGTTATATGGTCTATCTGGTGTTTTAAAACTAACTTGAACTGCTTCTTGAGAAAATTCATCATATGTAACTTGACTAATTAAATAATGACCAGAAAACATTGGTATTCCAGATAGGGCTATGGTCATACCGGGACGAAGTCTTTTTCCATTAAGCCTGTCTACCAACATTGAGCCCTCTGCCTCGTTGGGGTCATTATCTGACCTTCTGACATCAGGAATTTGCATTATTTGAAAATATTTTTCATCACTTCTTGTTGGATAATGAAAAGGTATGTAGTGCTTTGTTTCTCCACGTTTTATTTTTTTTGTAGTTTTATCTATTTGCACTTTTCCATATTTGTTAAGAATAGGATTTCCACCAGAAGTATTTGTTCCCCATCTGTCTAAAAGAAATTTTTGAGAACCAAAATAAATAATTCCATCACTTTCAAAAAGTTCATAATGTGCAGAACTGGCTAAATTTTGCATTACTGTCCATAATGAATCTGCTTGTTGTAGCCCATTAGTTATTGTTATTTTTTTTGATTTAGTAGTTGTTTGGACAACTGCTTTCATTCCATATTTTAAGGCAGCATTAACTATGAATTGATGGTTAGCACCGCTTACGCTTCCAGCGTGCCTATCTCTTTTCATCTGTTGAATACCTTTTGGCCTTGCTTCAATTTGCCAAATAACAGAGTTTCCTCCATCATGACTAGAAGAAACACTTGCAATTTCGTAAACCAATGTTAATTTTGCAAATTCGCCATTAGCAACATCTTTATCAGAAATTGGAGATATTGTTTCAGATGTATATAAAACATCTCTGCCAACAACAAAATAATTGTTATACCCCATTTTAAATCCAGGGTCTATAACACTAAAACTTATTTGACTTGCTTCTTTTAATGAAAAATCAACAGATACATTTAAAAGACAATTATTTAGTTCAACAGTTTGTGCAGTACTAAGAGATGCTATTTCTATTATATGTCTATTTACCATAAGTAGCCACTAGCCGATTATTGTAACATCAGACGTTGTGCCGTTAGGTACTAGCGGGTCTCCAGCAGCACTGTTCTGATAAAGAGTATCAAGCGATGCATATTGAGCATCTGGATTATTGGGGTCTTTTTTACCAGGTTTTATTGTTGCTTTTTTCAAAGGAGGCAATTTAACAAGAGTTCCAACTTGAGGCGCTACATACTCAGTAAGACTTACCGATACTTCTGCAGTAGATGCTTTAGTTATACCTTTTGAAAACCTTGTAATACTTACGGACATATCTGAAATAATAAAAGCAATTCCATTTCCATCTGACTTATATGGAAATCTAATATTGTTTGTTAAATAATTAGAACAATTAACAAGAGTTATTGGATAAGGTGCTTGAGCCATTTTACGAATTATTTGCAACTGACTGTCAATATCTCCATTAAGACCATCAAGCGGAGAAGATGAACCAACAGTAACGCTAGTGGTTGTTACTTGATTTCCTTTTTTTCTTACATCAACAATGTCTTCATGTACAGAGTTGCCGATTCTTGCCGCAACAACAAACTTGAATGAAACTTTCATTAAATTGTATTTGTTCCAATCCGTTATTGAGTATGTACCACCTCTATCAACTTCACTCCATACAGAACTTAATTGAGAAAATTCAAAAGAATTGGGAATTATGTCCATTACTACAATATTTGAAACATTTTGAAACGAGTTAGCAGCAGTATCTGAAAGAGAATATCTTTGAAGAAGATATGGCTTGTCAATAGGAACGGTACCAACAGCAATGCCGGGGGTGGTTGTTGCTACATTTACGCTTGTTGTTTGGGTAGATGTATTTTTTGGTGCAGAATTAGGGTCTATTGTTTTTGGGGTAGCCGCATTAGCACCAGTAGATGGCACGCTACTTCTGCTATTGGTAATACTTAATTGGTTGTTGTTAGCAACAGCAATCGGAGAAGATTGAGTGAGCGTTGGAGCGGCTGGGGCTGCAGGGGCTGCAGTGCCGGGAGAGGAAGCAGTAGACGTTGTTGTAGGAATAAGATTTAAAAATTTACCTAAATCTATTTTCGCTGGAGCGGTAGTAGAAACTTTACCAAGCGTTATAGTTACGCCTTGTGTTGACTGCACGTTATTAGCAGATATAAAACTTGACCACCCAGGAGTAACGCCACCTTTTACATCGTTTTGATTTACGTCAAATTGGTTCCATAATGGGTTTTTATAAGCATCTTTTGACACATGACCCTGATTGCCCCAGTCTTGAAAATAAAATTCATCAACAAGGGTTATAGTTGTTTGTTCAGGGTGTCCAGATGGACCCTCGGTAATTTTTACTTTTTGAAATAATACACTTTTTTGATGCCCTCTTAGAAAAACATATGCATCAGTAGCCAAGTAATACGTAGCGTTATTATAATCGTAATAGTTTTTGTAAAGGCTTCCTGGAATTATTGCGCTTAACTGTTTTGAAAGACTTAGTGTAGGAATTGATTTTATTCCTTCATGACTTGCCCAAATTTTTTCCGGTATTATAACTTCTTTAGTCATTAGCGTCTCTCGTTCTTTGAACGTTGTACGCTCTCGATTTTAGCCATAACTCTATTGGCAATTGCTTCTGGGTCTGCTCCACCGCCACTGATTGTAAAATAATAATTATTGCTTGAACCACTTCTGCCAATTGATGAACTTACTACTGCTGGAGAAGAACTATCTCCAATAGCACCAGAACCAGGAACTACATGAAGATGTCTTTCTCCACCAACTCCATGAAATTCTGCAAATCCTCCAGTGTTCTGAATCATCGTTGCATACTGACCAAGATTTTGTCCTGTTAGGTCAAGTGCTCTTCCTGTTACATGGTCTGAGTTAATAGAACCAAGGTCTGTTGTTCTATATCCAGAAGTTACTGTTCTTTTTCCAGTTAGTTGTCCATCTACTGATGCATGGCGAGCCATTGTCTGACTTAAACGGCTTGTAGTTGTGTCTCCACGTGGTGTTGAGGTGTCGCCACTTTTTGTTGCATCAATTAACTGTTTAAATGAGTCTGCCGTATACCAATCTGGTTTTTTATCCCATGTTTGTTTGAATACATTATCCATGCCGGCTGTAAATGTATCAAAAACTTGTTTTTCATCTTTGGTTAAGTTATTTACATTAATTTGGCCACTATTAAGTTGTGTCTGTGTGACTATTCCAGCATTACCCAAAATTTTTGCAATTCCTTCTGGTGTTGTAAAGTCAGCAGCATTTCCATTAGCATCTGTAAATCCATTTGCTGCAGAATCTGATAGTTTTTTCAAAGCCGCAGGGTCGAGGTTTTGTAGTACTTTATTTAATCCACCTATATCTGAAAACTGTTGACCTTGTTGGCCTGCTGCACCAACTAATTGACTTTGAATAGACGAAACAACACCAGATTTTAATCCACCAAAATATTGTGCTGCATGTGTATCTTTACCAAATACAGTATTTTCTTGTCCAGAGAAATAACCATTTTTTTGTTTATACGCTGTTCCGCCTTTACCATACAATTCAAGCATCGCTGCAGATGCACGTGTAGCGTTTCCACCATATGAAGATAATGTCTGTGTACTTAAATCTGTTAGTGTTTTTCCAATATCTTCTTTGCTATTTCCACCGGTTCGGGTTCTTTCAGCGTAGTTACGGCCAATATTATTAATATTGTTCATATTCTTTTTGGAAGGATTTATTGTTTCAAATACTTTTGTCGCATCTGTATAGGAATTTGTTAAAGCGGCGTTGTATTCAGCGGCAGTTTTAAGTTGTGCTAAACCTAAACCTTCCATTGCATCTTTTGAACCCTTTGACGCATCTGTCAAGTTATAATTCATAGACTTTGCAAGGTCAATTATTTCTTTAGAAGTTTTTCCAGTGGCTGCTCTTAGTGCAGCCATTTTGTCAGTAAATGCAGCACTTAACATATCTGAAACGTTTGCTTGCGCAGAAGCCTGTGTTCCTATTTTGTTAACAGACGTAGTTGATGCTTTAAGTTGGTCATTCAATTGAGAAGAACTCATTTTTATTCCAAGTTTTCCTTGGTCTTTATATAGGCTTTGCAATATTTCGGCACTGCTAGCACCCGATTGTTTTTTAGAATTTACATAATCAGAAAGGGCAGATGCTTTTGATTTAGCGCTAGAAAAAGCATTTGTTATACCTTTTTCTCCATACGCTGTTCCATTTTTCATTTGTATGGCTGCAGAATTTATAGAACCATAAATTAAATTGCCCATTTCAGAAACTACTGCTTCTCGTGCTGCTTTCTTTCTACGCTCATTGCCATTTTTCCACCCCATTATTGCGCCACCGATAGCACCAAGTGCGGCACCAACTGCTGCTCCAGCAGGACCGGCGACCATCATTCCCATTGCTGCTCCACCACCTGCTCCAAGAAGCGCTCCACCGCCTGAAGTTCTTGAACCCATAGCGCCACCCAAACCTGCAATGGCTGCACCGGCAAGAGGGTTAGAACCAGCAACCATTGCGCCCATTCCAAAAGCACCCTGTGATTCTTTACCAACGTGTTGACTAAGTAGACCTAGTCCAAGCGACATACCAAGACTTCCTCCACCTGAGTTAAGTGCTTTTGAAACACCAGATACAGATGAACGTTCACGAGCATTTCTTATTCCAGAACGAGCGCTTTGTATATTTCCTCTTGCGTTGTAATAACTCTTTCCAAATTTTCCACTACCTGCTGCTTTTTGAGCCCAATTAGTTGGATTTCTTTGTTTGCGCATTTCTATATCTGCAAGTTCATCTGGCGTAATATCGGAAAACTGCATCAGGCCTCTATGCAATGCTTGCGAAGCAAATTTGTTATTCATACTGCCAGTAAATTTGCCTACTTTTTTACCCCATGGAGTAAGGCTTGAACTTTGCCCTACATTGAAATTTGTGGGCAATATTCCTTTATTCTGCAAGTACCCACCAGTGCCTTGGTTTATTGCTCTCATCGACCATTGGCCAGGAGTTGATTTTTTTGAACCAGACCCACTAGCACCTTTTGATGCAATTGCTGCTCCATTAGCAGCAGAAGCAAGTCCATTTATTGCGACGGTAGCACTTTGTGCGCTTGCCTGAAGACCTTGAAATGAACTTCCATAAATCCCACCAGGACCACCTGTTGGTCCACTCATTCCTCCAGGACCACCTGCACCAATGCCAAGAGGGTTTAATGTCCTAAATGCAGGGTTGGATTTATTCATTCTTAAATATCCACCCTTAGTGCCCATCATTGCTTTTGATGTAGCGCTAAGACCAAGCAAAGCAAATAGTGAACCACCCTCACCACCACCAGCCAGTTTTCCAATTGACTGAATTACGTGTAGCACTGATTTAAATGAGTTTGCTACTGATGTGGCACCATCAACAAGTTTAATAATAAATGGCAAAAGGTTTTGATAGATAGTTCCAAATTCATGTACAACACCCAATACGGAAGCAATAAATTTTCCTACTTTATCACCAAGTTCTTTAATTTTATCTGCGTTATCTTGAAGGAAAGTGTTGAATCCTCCAAACCTTGAAGCAATTGCTTCTTTAATTGGAGAAAACATTGCACCAAAAGCATGTTCAATTACTTTTGCACCTTCAATTAATGGTCTTAATCTGTCAGCAGCATTTTTAAAAAAACCTTTTGTTTTTTCCCACCATATACCAAGTCTCCCAAACATTCCATCTGCTTGAGGAAGATATTTGAGAACGAGGTTAACTATAAAACCAGAAAGTTTGTCAGAAATTTTTACTAATCCATCAATCATTTTTGTTAGACCAAAACCACCAATGGCTCCAGACAATGCACGTATGGCACGACTAAAAATGTTAAACATTTTCTGAGCGCCTTCTTTTAGTGGTGCAAGAAACGGTTGTCCAAGGTCGGCAAAAAGATTCATCAATTGAGTCTTAAAACCTTTTAGTTGATTAATTAAAGTTCCACCAACAGTGTCTAGTTGACCCTCTACACCACCGGCTTTTGCTAATTCACCACTACTAAGGGCTTCCATAAATCCTTTTTTAGTAGTAATTCTTAATTTTTTTAATGCCACAGAAAGTTGAGGACTTAAAGCATTGGCTGCATTTTTAATTTGCATAAAACTTATAGCCATACCAGTTTTGGGGTCACGTATTTGTTGCAAGAGTCCTACAAGGTCTCCGGCTTGTTTTACACTTCCTTCAATGTTTCCCGAAGCGGCACCAAAGTCCATAAGATTTTTAAGCAATTTTTGGCTACCGGCATCAAATTTTGAATGTTCATTAACGGCTTGAAATGCAGCATTTAAATTTTTTATACCCAAGAATGCTAAATGAGAATCAGTTTGAAGACCTCTTAAAGCGGCTGTAGCGGTGTCGATTCCTTTGCCAAGTTCAGTCGGCCCATATCTAAATGCAGACATAGCAGCGGCTTGTTCACGCATTGCTGCGGCAACTGAAGAAATTGCTACACCAGCAGCAGTAGCACCAGTGGCAAGCAGTTGCAAACCACCTCTATATGCTTTTATTAAAAGTCCACCAGCAGCAAAAGCAGCATGCACTCCTAGCATGGATACACCCATGCCCGCTATTTCAAGAGCGGTTGCTTTGGATGCAAGGGCAATACCAGACTTAAGTGCTTTTCCAGCCTTTTGTGTCAATTTATCAATTTTGTCAAAGTGCTCTTTGAAGTATTGAACTCTATTGTCTAAAACTTTTGCGTAGGCATTATTACTAGTAGACGCCTGAGCAACAAGTTTGGCAAGTTTGGCACGAGTCTTGTCAATCTCGTGCGTGTTGGCATTGACCTGAATTTTAAGAGTTGTAGTTGAACTGTTGGCCATTGCGTCTCCGCTCGATACTCAAAAAGCAAAACTTGACCAGTTAGCGCTTATTTTGCTTGTTTTGCTCTTCGCGGTCGTTACTAATAACTGTAGCACAAGCAAGGCGTATCAACCAATCAACATCACCACAATCAAGGATGCGTAACGGGTCTGTATAGAAGGCCTCTGCAAGCCTCGCTGCAGAGATTATTAAGGGGTCTTCAACTAGTTCGTCTACGACCCCTGAGTAGGGTCTACGGTGTCCACCGTGTCTCCGTACCCAGAAGCATCAAGAATTGCCAAAGCAGCAGACTCAATGTGGGGGTCAACACCAAAAAACTCACGTACGCAGTCTGGTAGTGCCTTTGTTGTTTCAGTCATAGCCAAAACTTCTTCTGAAGCAAAACCCAGTGGGTATCCATCGGCATCAAGAACTTCTTCGCCGTCAATACATATTCCAATAGTTGTGTGTCCAATAACGTAGCAACCAAACTTTGTTGCATCTAAACCATTTTTGGATTCTTCTCCACAAGCCTTACGCCAACGACGCATGTCATGTTGAGAGATATTTGGGCTAATTTTAAGAGTTACGCCTGGTCGCTCTGGAACTTCCAGATAAACGGCAGTACGTTCAACTTTTTGGCTGATTGTTGTACGCAATCTATCCAATAGTGTTGGTTCTGCTGGTTTAGTAATTACATTCTTATCTTGCTTTTTTACGGCAGGGTCAGGAGTATTTTCTGAATAAAGTGAAGTATCGCTCATGCTGAAAACTTAGCACACATAAAGACTAGAAGTAGAGCAACTAGACTGTAAATTATTATAATAATTAAGCAGTTGCCGTAGTTGTTGTAGGTGTAGCAACGTTTTGCACAGAAAATGTAAGTGCAAATGTTGCTGGGGCACCGGCTGAAGAGTCACCATCTGGTTCTGTCAAACCAACAAGAAGACAGTTTGCATAAATGCGGTCAGGTTTTGGAGAAGCAAGACCACAGTCGTAAACCGTTACGGTTACGTCATAGTATGCCTGGCCAACAAGTGTTCTTAATTTACGAAGTTTGTCAGCGACTCCGGTTGCTCCATCGTTTGCTACCGTGTCATCATCAAAGTGTGCAGTAAGTGTCAAGTCACCAATTTCGTATGGTGCGCAAATAACTGTTGGGTAAGTCGCTCCACCTTCATAAATTTTTTCAACTGAAGCGGTGATTTCACCACCAGACAATTGTGCAAATTTAAATTGATTCCACTTGGGAGCACTTGCTGATACTGGAACGATTGAGGCGAGTACTTGCCTCTGGGCTACTTTTGTCATTGCTTATCTCCCTATTAGACTACTGAAGTTGTCAGGTTTGATTTGATTATTGTGACGTTGATTTTGTCACCAACGCTGGAAACTCTAAGTCCAACCTCAGCCTTAATCAATCCAGTTGCAAGTGATGCAACCGGGTTATTTTGAGTGTTGCACTTAACAGTGTATCCAACGTCTACTTTTGTTCCGTTTTGGTCATATGCTTCGTAAAAAGCACCAATGACACGCATTCTCTCAAGAAGGCTGATTAGTCGTGACTCAACATCTGCAAAAACTGTTGTTCTACCGTTGATTACAGAAAAGAGCAAATCGTCAAGTTGTGTATGTGCTTGAACAACGACGCTATTAACAACATCTTTTGCTGTGTAATAACGATAGTTTCTTGTATCATCCGAAGATGAGCGCGCACCATAGATTCTTACAGAGTTAGAAATAATTCGGATAGCATTAACACTTGCAGCATCAAGAGCATCCCCTGATGCAGCATCTACTGGTGTTGCGACTCCATTTACAAAACGTGCCTTTGACAAGATTCCAGCAGCAGGCTGATGAGGGCCTGTCTGGTTGTGAGCCAATGCACGCTTGGCAGCAAAGTAACCATCTGGTGGAATCAGGCGATTAACACCCGCTACATCAGTTGGGATGTATACCCAAGGAAAGAAATACGCTGCATGTTCTGGATTATCTAAAGCAGTAATTGCTGCTGCATCTGAAACAACACCGGTTTCTGGGTCCATATCTTGAGTAGAGTCAGAGTGAAGAATTGCAATGCGATTATTTAATGCGGCATGCGCAACAAGCAATGACTGAACAGAGAAGGAAGATGAATCTGTTACTGCTACCGAACCGTCACCTTTAGCATCATCAAATGCTTGGAGAGCCTCGGCATACATAAGGGTTCCGCTCAAGTCTTGGTCACCACCGGCTAGGGCAGTACGAGCAAGAACCGCTGGAAGCGGGTTGACTGATGCGGAAGCGAGGCTTGTAGCGGTAACTAGCACAGAAGTGTCTGCGTCTGTGTTTACAGCATTAACAAGGCCAGCGACAGTAAGTTGCGGACCGCTATTAAGAACAAGTTTGCTGTTGTACCAAACTTTGAGAGCAACTGAACCAGATACTAAATCATCTGTGCTAATTACTTGAACTTCAACATTGTCGGACCAATCTCCTGCTCCGATTGCTTCAATCTTGATTGTATCAACTGCTGTTCCATCTTTGAGGGTTTTAACGCCCGGAGTAGAGGCATCACCAACAATACGCGATACGTATGCTCTTGTGCCGCCTTCTTCAAAAAAAGTCTGAATTGATGGGTGCAAAAGTCCGTAAGAAACGAATCCACCATAATATGTTTCAAATTCCTCAAGGCTTTGAACCAATGTTGCTGTTCCAACAGGACCACGCTCGGTGATACCTGCTGCAAAAAATTGCGATGAATTGCGAACGGTCGTATTGCTAGGACCCGTTCGTACCGCAGTTGAAATTACTACTCCTGGCATAAGACCTTCCTAGTTCTGTTCGGTGTCTGTATTGGCTTCTGTACTGCTTAATTGTACAGATGGCTCTTGTTGGATGGGTGCAACTGTGGGAAAAGTTTCCTCTAATGGCTCAACTTCTAGACTTTTTTCTACTTCTGCCTCTTCTGACTTAGATTTAAATTTTTTGTTTGGCTTTTCTTTTGCCTCTTCTAGAACTTCAACTTCGTTGTTTGCAGGAGTAACCATATGTTCAAATACGAATGCTTCTACTTTTTCAACACATCTATGAACAATTGCTTTTTTAGCATTAACTGCTTTTTGAATGTTTTTAAAGTCAATACATGCAGCGATTGACTCTCCATGTGCAACTTTGATTCCGTTTTCGCCAAATTCTAAGGTATAACCAGAAATATTTTTAATACACATTCTGTAGCCATGAGCCAAAAATGCAGAACAATCGTGCTCCCCGTCAAATTTTTCATAGGCGTGGCTATGTTCAAACATAAATGCTCCAGTTGTTTATTTCTAGATTGTACATTAATACAAGGTATTAATTAGGAATTATTGATTCTAGAGAGTTGTAAGTTACGTCAATATTTGTGACTATTCCTATATCTCGACGGGTAACTATTTCGTCTATTGACAATGTATATGACAAATATGCTCCAGCAAGAAATCTGTCACCTTTAAGAAGTGTTAAATCAGAGAACTCTTCCCTGATGGAACCTTCGTCAATCAATGCCCTAAATGAATCTCTCGGGTCTGTTGCTTTAAGACATGGGTAGTCAAGAATTGCAGACCTTAGAACAGTAGTAAGCCTGTCTCTCATTATTGTGGTTTCTTGAGCACCTTCCGCTCTTGCCCAAATATAAGTTCGCATTGAATATGCAACTCTATAAAGCGGGTCAATTTCATCGTAGCCAATGCGTTCCATTCCGGCAGTTGATATCGCTACAGTTATTACTGTCGGCCATACATCAAGTGCTAATGGTTCATGGGTTAAAAATTCAACTGGTGTTGGAAGTGAGTAGTCATCAATATTCCATCCATTGCGATAGTCAACAATTCTTACGGGAATATCATGTTTTAAATATTCATTAACATAATTTTTTGCAAACTGCGGTCCATGCATTAAGTAGGGATTTGTCATAACATCCTCTCAGCAAAAGATGCTCCCTTGTCGTTCATGATATGGTCTCGTGCTTTTTCCCCAAGTCTGTCGGCAAACTCAATAGGGCAAAAAAGTATTGTTCTTGCTGGCATTTTTCTTGTTCCATACTGATGAAATGGTGCATATTTAATACTTGTACCAAAGGTTGCAGAAGTCGGCGTAATAACTTCTGCAGAATTATTTAAGTTTGTTAAAGACCTAAAAAGTTCACCAGTTTGAACCATTGGTGAAGCACCAGGTATATGTGTGGCTTTCCATGCTGCATATTTTGGAGAAAGGGGAGCCCATCCACCAGAAGGAAGCCCACCTAATGCAAAGTTTTCAGCATTTGCTTTTTCAAGTTCAAGTTTAGCCCATTCAAAAACGGGAGCAAAATCATGACTGCGCCGTTTCATTCCGTCTAACTGAAGCATCGATTGTTTGGCATCTATGCTGGTCTTAATTGTTATAGATTTTTCAGCCATTATCCAACGACCCTATGTCTCCTATAACGTTTAATAGATGCTAATTCCCTATCCGTAAATCCCGTATCAAGGGGAGCAACATTTCTTGAATTTAAATCTTTGACTCCCACTACATCGTCATGCATGTTTTGCATTTCACGGGTCGCAGCACGAAGAATCAAAAGTCTAAATACTGGGATTAAGTCTCCTTCTAATCCCGATGTATAAGTAACATAAACCTTGTCATCAGCAAACCCCATATAAACATCAAGTCCATAACGGCGCACTGTGTAATCTTTTTCATAAGTAAGAGTTTGAATTGGATTGCCAATTCTTTTTATTTTTACCGTCTCTACGTTAATTATTGGACTATTACGAATATAAATAGTTTCAGGAGGCAGGGCATAGTTAACGGAACTATTTGGGGCATTTCCATTTGAGGTGTAGTAAGCAGACTCAAGTGACTGCTGATAAAAGAAAGACGACATCGGCATGGGGTTGCTGTAAGAGGGAATAATGTATTCTTCCTCCACATACCGCACTAGTTCGATTGGGCGTCTTAAATAGGCTTCCAGTTCGCTCTGAAGGCCTGATAGTACGAACTCTGCAGCATCTTGTTGACGCACAGAAAAACGGACGTCCATATACGTTGTTAGGTCAGATACTGATACAAGCATTGTCTGCCCCCTAAAATAAAAGGCTTATTAGGCGCGGTTTCTAAAAATGTCTCTAATGCGCTCTGTTGGTGCACCACCGCCACCGGCGCGGGCACGAGTTTGCTGAATAGCGGAATTAACTGCGCGGCGAACTTTGCCAACAGCACGACCAACGCGCTCTTGTGCAATAAATCTTCTGCTTTTACCCTGTTGTCCCATACAAATTCCTCTCGGGCTGTGTGTCTTTGATTGTATCAGTTAACGGTCTTCATTTGGTGGCGATTCAATTGCAGGAGAAGAAGAAATGGTTCCAGGAGGTGCTTCAACCGGAACCCATGCTCGTGAATATTTATGTTCTGCTATTTTTCTGTGTTTGATTACACTTGAGTCAATCATTAAGTCAAACTCTTCACGTTTCATACACAATGAACGATTTAAAGACTCACGTGATTCTTTTCCGGAAAAAGTAAGATTTCTAATAATTGCTGACATTGGTTTTGCAAGTACGGAACCACGCCCCCTGTTTAATTGAATATGCATCAACATTGCTTCATACCTGTCACAATCCATAAAGACGACAGGGGCCAACCCTTCACATTTAGTACGAATAGTCTTTTGATTTCTAGCCAATAGCATTCGTTCGTTGCCGTCAATGACTTCCATAGTTTCTCTATGTACGACTAAAGGAACAATAAAACCATGTTGTTCAAGAGATGCAGCAAGAGTAAGCAAATCAGGACGAAGTATATAAGTTGACTTATAATCAGGAACATTCAAGTCTTCAATATCAATCATTTCATAGTTCATGATTTTGGTCATCCAGTTCTTGTTCTGCAAGTTTTACACGCAAAGCATGTGCTTTAGTTTTTGGTCCAACAGGCGTAGCCGCCATAGACACTATTTCATTCATGAGAAGATTTCTTATCAACCAATTCATCGGGTATGAATATGGGTCTTGTAGATGCTTACGCCTAAAATCCGCTATATAAGATTTTCCACGCCGTTTGTCATCATCATGTAAAAAATTGTCTTCTATGCATCGTTTTGCTCCGTTAAAACCATCATGAGCATAGGACTCTATATATTTTTCTATATCAAATTCAGGCCACCATCTGCGCTGAACATCTATGTTTGGCCATATTTCGACCATACGGTCATAAAACTTTGGTTCCGTAGATATGACATCACCAATTCGTCTAATTGCAACACAATGAAGAGGAATACCCACCCGTGTATTGGAGCCAGTCAATGCAGCATCGTCATAATATTCGCAGTATTCAGCACCGTGTTCTTCAGTAATAAACTTAAATACATCATCCGTTTGCCAGTCATAAATAACTTTTGCAAACTTTAAGGGAATAGATTTTTTCATCATATAAGGGGTGACGATATAGTTTTCGTGAAGTTTTTGGACTAAAGACCTATATCTAACCATTGATTCGTTTGCTCTAACGCCTGTTATGAAAGCGACAGAACCCGTCTTTCCTTGCATTGTGTAATAGTCAATTACTTCAGGTAATCCCTCATCGTCTTTTAAGCCAAAGTTTTGTGCACTAATGGCCCATTCAGGCATTGGCCTAAGCCAGCGCCCCTCTTCCCTGCGTTCTGGACCCCATAGAACAACTGGAATTCTATTTCCAAGAACCCACACTTCGGTTACGGAAGGTAAGCAATACCACTCCATGTCTACCCAATCGTATTGGCGAACCTTATTTACATAGTCGTACACATACGGGCTAACCATTTCTTCATCCCTGAAGATTACTTTTACTGGTCCCAACCCGCGTTCTTCATGTATTTCTTTGGCTAAGTAAAGAACTGCTGTTGAGTCTTTGCCTCCAGAGAACTGTATGCACACGGTGTCGAACGTATCGTATACGTGTCTAATCCGTTGACGAGCCGCTTCTACGCAGTCAATGTCAAGAAACATTCTCTGTCTAGTCATTAGTATTTTGCAATCCGAGATAAGTATTGCACTTCAGCACGAAGTTCATCTACTTGACGATTAAGTTTTTCTATTTCATTGGCGGCACTGCGCATAATGCTCCTGTGGGCAGGAGTGATACGAGAAACTGAATGTAGGTCATTTGCTTCTTCTCTAAGTATTGTTACAAAATCCATTTTAAACCTCGATGTGTTGGTCTATAAAATCTATAAGTTTTTCTGCCGTGGTGTTCCCAGCAACTGCTGGGTCATTACGAAGCCACCTAATGAACTCATACCACCTAGATTGCTGTTGAGGATTATCAAAAACAATTGTGTACTGAACAACTGCTTGAGGTGATTTACCACCAGCAGTAATAGTGCTTCCTTTTATTGCTATCTCATTATGGTCTACGTCATCAGAAGCAATTATTTTTCGTTCTCCATCTTCATCCTCACGAACTAAAGAACTAAGAACTTTTGCTGCTTGCTCTGCTGCGGCAGTAATTGTAGGTTGAATTACTGGCGTTATGTATTCATTGGATTTTCCATCTGACCAAGAACGCAAATCAATGGATTCCTCAATTGATGCCATTTCAAACTCATCCCACCCCAGGCTTTCAAATAAGTCTGGGTACATGTCAGCAACATCTACGAGCATGTCATTTAGAGAGGACTGCTCCGTATGCCCTAGTTCCATCGTTCTGTTATCAGCAAGCGCAAATGCGATTGCGCGAGAGTCGTCAGCATCAAACTGAACAGCAGCAATATGTGTCCACCCAAGTTTTTTTGCTGCTTCAAGTTGATGGTTTCCCGCTATTACGGTAAATGTTCCATCGTCATTGGGCCTAACGACAATTGGTTTTACTTGCCCAAATTCTGAATATGAAGCAAGGATTGCCTCAACATTTCCCCTACGAGGGTTATTTTCAAGAGGAATAAGTTCTTCTACCGGTAAAAGTAATTTTTCTAATCCCTCAACTACGTTGTGTATCAATGTTGTACCTGCACTCTGACGTTGGCATTTAATGTTCGCATAGCATCTATTGATGTCCTAAGTGACAAAAGACGCTCACGCTTTGACTTTAGCAATGCTTCGGAGATTTTGTAATCAAAGTTCTCATCAGCAAGTTTGTAGTCAGCCCATGCCTCTCGCTCCTTGATTGACCCTTTAGCAGAAAGATATTCTTTAGCCCAATTAGATTTATAAAGAGACTCTTTTTTTGCATTGTCTTCGGCTAAAGACTCAAATGCTTCAGTTTCTTGTTCAAGCATTTCTATAAGTCGGAGCATCTCGTGCTCAATGTCGACTTGGCTGATAGGGCTGTTTCTAGATATCATGACTTCCCTTTTACGTGGTAAATAGTAAGCCCCACTCTACTTTGACTAAAGCAGAAAGTTGTTGTTTTGACCATTCCCATGAAGACAACCCAAGTTTAGTAAGGGCCATTTCTTCAAGTACCCAAGCATCACATTCGTCATTACCGCCACCGCCTGAAAATATTTTTCCTGTCTTGGCTGATATGGCGGAAATAACTTCGCCTTTTGAAGCATTTCCTTTTCCAGTTGCAAATTTTGCACGACAAGTTGGAGGAACTTCTACGTAATTTATATCAGATTCCCATAATGTCATCCGTACACATCCTCCCAATTCCCCAATACTATGAGCCTGACTGTTGCGGGATGCAAAAGAATAACCTTCAACAATAACTGTATTAATATTGTTTTCTAAACAAAGTTCTAAAATAGAACTATTTATTTCAGAAAGTCTTTGTGCTCCTTTAAATTTAGAACAAATTAAAGAAGTCTCCCCATTAATTGAAATTCCAGTAGAAGTTAAGGATAAATCTAGGCCCATGATGTTCATATCTCATCGAGACTAACATGATTAGTAGTAAAATGTGTTGTCGTTTATAACCAATAGGAGATTTAAATGGGCGCAATTACCCCTCCATCAATCGTTACTTACTCTTACACGGTCAATCGTGATTTTGACAATTATGTCAACGTTAGTTTTCCTTTCCGTGTGAAGATTGACCAAATTTGGTTTACGGGCGACCGTAAATTGTTTTCTGACACCAACATGTTTGATGCAGAACGTGGAGTTAAGTTGAGCGCACTCAAAGCCCGCAACCCTAAGCATTACGAGCCGGGAAATACCCCAAGCGACTGGGCTCCCTTTTTTGGGGTAGACGATTCATCTGTGGATTCAGGTGGTTGGTGGGCTGCATCTGCCGATTTTAAACCGACAATGTGGGTAGGAAATCCAGATAATCGTCCTGAAGGCGAAGCGGTTCAAGACCTCGGTCAGCCTTGGTACGACGCTGGTTTTCGCAGCACTGTTGGTGTAGCACCAGAAACAGGTTATGAAGCAATTATCGGAGCCCCACTGATTGAATCTCCACATAACCCTTACTGGTATAACGATTCATGGAGTGAAAACGAATGGATGGCCAAGCGCTACAAAATGAATATGGCTATCATGCAGCCAGATGACATTCTTTCATTGTTTATCTATGATTACACAGGTGACTGGAGCGGCTATCAGGGTGATGCTGTAGTCAATATACACATTGCCTACACAGGAGTCGGTGGTGCACCGGATAATGCTCTTCAGGCTGTTTGGGGCCCTTGGTGGTAATTAGTTGCTAATATTGCCCGCGTGGCAAAATTACCTTCTACATTCGCAGTCGATACTGGTAAAAAACTTGGTAACAAATTTTTTGATATCCATTGGCTTTCTTCTGGATTAGGACCTCCCCCCAAAAGGTGGTACACGATTGATGAAGAATTGCCCAGTAACGACATGACCCGATGGGGTTGGGGTGAGATTGACCGCAAAGGGAGACTTGTTGCCAATTATTACCGAGAAGAAGTTTTTGGACCAGAAGAAGAAATGACAAAACTATGGTTTGTTCTACTTGATGGAAGACATATTCAACCATCACATTTTATTCTTCTTGGTTTCGCAGATGATAGGTACCCTTGGGGGACAGTTGTTGAGCAACTAGAGGCTTCTCAGGTTCTTGAAAAAGAATATATGTCAACATGGGCCGGAATGATTAACTGGCGTGCTGGAGACCCACTTATTCAACAAGTAACAACTTCTGAAAAATGGCGTCGTAAAAAAATTGCCGTAACGCTATTTGGGGTTTGTGATGTAGTTAATGCCTGTTACGGATTTAGTCCTGGAAAAGTATTACATGGTGGAGCAATTACTACCACTGACGGAGAAATGCTTAGAAATTTATACAGCGGAGCAAGCGATAGAATTGACCCACGTATAGGTTCAGTAAATAAAATTGATAATTAATCCCAAGAGTGCTTAGCGAGACCAAGGTCAAAAGCCAATTGAGGATAATTACCAATTCTATGATGGCAATTTCTACATACGCACATTAAGTTTTTTTCATCAAGAATTGAACCACCTTGAGACCTACGTACTATTTCATGAACATCTTGCGACCTGTTGCGTTGATATGTTATTTTTTCATCATATTTAGCAAAAATAGGACACGCTTCACAAGATGAACGTTCTTGTAATAATCGCTCAACTAGTGGTCTACGAAGTTTGTATTCTTCTTCTTTTTTTGTTGACCGATGCCTCATTGACAAAGTTTACTTCACGAGTTAAATGCGGGAAGTATCTATGTTGTCAAAGTCCCATTTATTGTCCAACGCACTCCAAAGTGCTTTATCTATCAATGTTTCTTCTAGGTCAAGTTCTCGCATCATGCTCCTATGTTTGGCAATGGCACGTTTAAGGAAATCAACATCGGACCAACCATCGGAAGGGGCGATATCGCCAGTTTCAATCATTGTCATAACATCGTCAAGACGCCTGCTGACATGAAACTTAAACCTATCGATTTTTATAATCCTGGACTGGTAAGCCTTTGCTGCCTCTTTGGCTAACTTATCCCCGTCTTTGCCCATCGATGAATATCTATCAGCATCCGAATCAGCATCGTCTTTAATATTGTTGATTTGGTCTTCTAGGTTCTCAACTAAAATAACCAAAGCGTCTTTCCATCTTCCCCAGTTTTCAGGTTCAGAAAGTATTGTTTTTTGAGTAGGAGAAAGTTTGTTTTTTACTTCCTCTGCAACCATTCTCGCAAAAGTGTCGTCATTAATCACTTTGCACCCCATGCCGGACATATTTTTTTATACGAACACCAGCCGCAAAGAACAGATTTTTGTGTTTCAAAATGCTCTAACTCGCAGGCCTTGTCTATTTTTTCTTTTGTATTAACAACAAGGTTTTCTGCCAACTTAAGTTCATGTTCAGTAACTTTTCCACTAAGCCGTTTTCCTTCTTTAAGGTATAGAAGTTCAACATCCGAAGTATCACCAATACCGGTTTCTCTAAGAAGGTAGGCATAAAGATGTAGTTGAAAAAACTTATCTCCCGAATATTGTGGTTTTGGGACTTTCCCTGTTTTGTAGTCAGAAATAGTTAGTTTTCCATCTTCATTTTTAGAAAACCTATCTATAAACCCCTTAACTGTTACTCCACCTACGGGTCCATTTACTTCATGTTCTAACCCTGACGGAGTAATGGTTTCTGGGTTCTCAATCTGCCAAAGATTTTCTATACACCACCAGGAATTCCATCTGAACATTCGTCTAGCATCGTCACCCTTAACCCAAGGAACTACTTTTTCCATCCATTGAGTATCCCAAATATTTTTGGCTAGTTCGCGGGCTAAAGATACATTCCTATCTTCTTGTTTATAAGAATAAAACGTTTCCAAAACATCGTGAACAAAGTTGCCCATGAGTGTCGCTTCTGTTGGGTCGTCTGTTATTCCATCTATTTTATTAAACTTAAACTTCAATGGGCATTGGTTGAATGTGCCAATAGATGAAGCGGATAAATGTGGAGGAGGATTAAGAATCGCTCTCTTCCTTTCGTGCATCTGCATCAAAAGCCAATATGACACAGTGTTCAATCAATGATGTTAAATCTTCTTTTGTGGCAGTATTTTTTGTAGGTTTTGGCCTGCCTGAAGCATATTTGTCCCAAAAAGTATTTAAGCGAGCCTTTTGTTCAGCAGTTAAAGACTTAGAGAGACCAACAAAATTAGTCCACATTTCTTCAATTTCGGGAGAGATGACGGGCTCTGGAACTACTTCAACAGCATCCATTGCTTCTTCAGTGCGAGCAAGATAAAGGCCGACTCCAAAAGTCTGAGCCGCTTTCTTGAGTGCGTCAGAGACGGCACCTTTCATTTCGTCACCAAGGTCAACAATCTCGCCAGCCTTGGTGCGCTTAATCTTTTGCCCGCCAAATCCATCACGAGCAATCATGCCGTACCCCTCATCTAGGTATAACGTAATGCGCACATGAGCGACAATGTATTCGGGGTCAAGGGCATCACGACCGCAACTAATAATCTCAAAAGACCATTTTGTTACGCCAAGTACCTTGTTAAGACGAGTAATTACTTCGCTAACAGGAATATAAGTTAAGGAGGCCCCACCTTTCTTAAGTTGGCGCTCTACTTCCTTAGGGAAGTGTTCTGTGAGTTGTGAGTAAATATCACTCATTGGTTTTCTCCTTTTCTGACAATAAGGCTTACTTTTGGCTCGCCAGTTTCGCAGTAATTATCTGCATTGATTCCAATTTTCCCCAATTCTCCAACTCGCCAATATGACGGCTGAACATAATCAAGAAGTTTGACAACAAGTTCCTGTGGGTTCATAGTCACTTCTCCAGTGTCCATATCCACGGAGGATTGAGATAAGCGCCGAGCCACATCAAGGGCAAGGTCTTGGTGTCGCCACCCTTTGCGGTCGTAGGCAACTTTTCGTTCAATTTGAGCGCCGTTATTGAGGCTCATATCTTTTTTCTGTGACTCTTCCATTAGGTGTCCTACGTATGCAGCAAGAGAGTCATAGGCCAGGGAAGTATCACGCTTGGCAAGATTTAATTGAAGTAGTGCATCACACGCTTCTTCGATAGATGGTCCGGTATCTGGGTAATTCATTATTGTTGCATCAATATCAACAATGGCTTTGCGCAGCAATTTAATGCCTTGCATAAGGTCGTCTGGGACCATTTGTCCTCCGTAGTAAGTGGGTTAGTACCTAGACGATGATAGCGACATGTTTTCTTTGAGGCAACCCCAAACCGGCCAAATATGTAAAAGCACCCACAGCAGAGTCAACTTGGTCATCATGGTCGCAGGCTTCAGGGAATGAGGAAAACTCATCTAGCCATTCTGTAATCCATGCATTTCTCACAATGCGGACATTGCCATTAGCAAACGCGGCAGCAAATGGGCGGGCTCTGGTTAACTTGTCTCCAGTGGACCTTATTCCTTGAAAGTCATACCCAGGAACTACGTATCTAGCGTATTGGTCAATTAACCCTTTTCCAGAAGAGCCTGGTTCCTGCTCCATCCTTATCGGAACTGCCATTCCGTCCTCATAGGCAGTTTGTGCAACAAATTGCTCAACCTTCTCACCCTTTACCCTTGCTTTCCTAACATCTAAAACATAGGCAATTCCCTGGTCAAACATCATTAATGTTCCCACTGTCCAGTCTGGGTTTGGATACGTAGAGGATGGTTCACTTGCTGCAAGGTCCCAAAACCTGCAAATTCTGGCTGAAGATGTAATTTGAGGCAATTCGCTCTGGTCGATAATTACAGCCGATGTTCGGTCAAATAAACTTCCGAGAGTAGTCGCCCACCAGTCACCCATTTCTAGTCGCCTACGCTCTACAGGGTCCAATGCTTGAAGGGCCTGTCGATATGAAGCCGCGTCAATTCCGGGGTTATCCGTCAGTTTTGATGGAACAAAAACCCTTCCCTCGGATTGTCCCTCAACTATAAATCTCTGCCTAACCCAATTAGGAGCAGGGTTTGATGCACATCTCATTCTTAAGGGGACTTGAGAAAGAGGTCCACTTGCAGGACGGCGTAGACGAGAGAACAGATATCTATAGTCAGATTCCCTAATTTCTGTAACTTCATCCATTCCTATGAATTGAAATTCAGAACCCTTATATCTGAGGTAGTCATTTGTATTGTTTAGATATCCAAACGAGATTCTTGCACCCGAAGGAAACGTAGCAACATAACTATTAGCGTTCCAATGGATGTCATCATAGTTATCCATCCATGATTTAAAACGGTCCATTAACGCTCCAGGTAGCGACAAGTCTGCAAATGTTCTACGAAAAAGAATGGCTGAATATCCTGGGGTGTCTACATATTGAAGAGCCGACATAAGAAGGGCAGAACTCTTTCCTCCACCAGCGGCTCCACCAAATAGCGCTTCTATTGAATATGTGCGAAGAAATACCTTCTGAGTGATGGAAGGCTCTTCAGGACAAAATGTTGGTTTCTTCGGTTCTAGATATTCAAGAACCTTATTCCAGTCTGTAGACATGCGCACCTAAAATCATTAATGTGTTCTCACACAGTACAACAATTTAGGGTACGTTTATAGGTATGCCTGAAGAAGCAACTAAAGTTGTTAGCAAGATGCGTAAATTAATTAATCTACTTTACGCTCCGATAAAAAAATCATTATCTGCCGAACGTCAAACATACGCCAATATTTTCATGTTGTCGTTTATACTGTTTACTAGCATTGGAGCGGCACTAATAAGCCCTGCACTCGGTTTCGGCATAGCGGGAGTCGCGTGCGGGATTTTCGGTTTTTTACTTGGGCTTGAATAAATTATGGCATGGAATTCATCTTTTCAAAATAAAGCAGCCATGCAACCGGCTCCCAAGCAAAGCGTGGGTCCTGGTGCACCGGTAGCACAAAACGTTGCGTACGCAGGTCGCGCCTATAAGGACGCGTGGGATATTGAACGTGTTTATAGAGAAGGAATGCAGCGAGTTACTTGGGTATCTCGTTGCGTAGATGCAATTGCAGGAAACCAAGCGCGACTTCCGGTCATCCTTAGAGCAGACAACTCGCCTCATGGAGAAATACTTACTGGTAGAAAAGCCTTAAATAGTACGCTTTTGCCATTGCTTAATACTAAATCAAACATTGGTGAGAACTCGTATATTTTTAGATACAGGGTTTCTTCTCAACTACTAATGAGTTCCCGTGGAGTATTCATTGAAAAACTTCGAGGTAGAGACGGTTCTGTTGTTGGATTAAGTCTTTTACCCCCTCAGTCAACTGCACCCATTCCTGACCCAAAGACTTTTATCTCAGGTTATGAAGTGCAAATGCCTACAGGCATGAAGATAATTATGAAACCTGATGATGTTGTATGGATTAGACACCCGCATCCTCTTGACCCATATTTGTCAATGACCCCATTGGAGGCCGCTGGCGTTGCTATCGAAATTGAGCATTTAGCAAAATTGTATAATCGTAACTATCTTATGAACGATGGTCGTCCGGGTGGAATGCTCGTTCTTCGTGGAGAAATCGATGACGAAGACAAAGAAGAAATCAGAAACAGATTCAGAGGCAATATTGCTCGTGCTGGATATACGACTGTTATCTCTTCTGATGATGGTGCCGACTACATAGATACCTCAGCAAGCCCTAGGGATGCTGCTTATATTCAAATGCGTCAAATCACAAAAGAAGAAATTCTTGCGGCATTTGGAGTACCAGAATCAGTAATCGGAAATGCTTCAGGACGAACTTTTTCTAATGCCGATGCAGAGATTAGAGTTTTTTGGAACGAAACAATGCTCCCCCATGTTGAGCAAATTGCTCGTGCCCTAGACGAACTCGATGAAGATAACTATGTTGACTTTGATGTTAAAAGCGTTCCTGTTTTAATTCTTTACGAACAGGAGAGAAACCGCTACTTAATGGAAGAATTCCAAAACGGTCTTATTAGTAACAACGAATACCGTGTGGCAACTGGCAGAAAAGATACTCAAAGCGATTTGGCTGATTCTCTATTGATGAACCCGAACCTTACTCCGATTTCCAATACCAAGAAAAAAATGGATGAAGGACAACAGGCTCAAGTTAATGGTGCTGCCCCCGGAGTACCGGGAGCCCCACCTGCACCAGGAGCACCTCCAGCGCCAGGACAAGAGGGTGCAGCGCCTTTGGACCCAACAACAATGGCTGGAGCGATGGCTCTTGCTACACAGGCTGCAGATGCTTCTCAGCCACAAGCAGAGACAGCACCCCCAACCTCTCCAGAGAATGCAACAGCACCTCTTCCTGAAGGTCAACTTTCGGCTGCTAGTGGTTTGTTTCAAACAAAAGCGGATGCTGAATGGAATGAAAAAGTTTCCCAATCAATTAATCGTTGGGAACAAATTCTAGATAGAAGTCTTGAGCGCGTTTTTGAAAGACAGCAACGGGTTGTCTTGGAGAAAGCAAATGGTGTAAAAGCCAGAAAACAATTGACTATGGGAACATTGGATATTGATTCAATTTTTAGTCGTGATACATGGTCAAAGCAAATGGAAGAAGACATTCGTCCAGTTTTGGCAGCAATACTTTCTGACTCTAGAGATACTTTTTCTGAAAAGAGTCTTTTGACAACTCCATTTACAAAAGAAGATGCAATAGTTCATCTTGATGCTCAATTGGCTCGAATTAAACAAATAAATAATGAAACATTTGACGAAATTGGCAACTCAATGATGACGGTTCTTAATATTTCTGATGAAGATGCACGACTTACTACGTTTAGAAGTTCTATTGTTTCTGTTTTTACAAATATTCTTGCAAAGAAACGCACAGAAATTGCTAGGTCAGAAACTAGGCGAGCATGGAATGCAGGAATATAAACTTTCTTTAAAGTAGTTTCTGTATAAAAGCAAGTTTGTGAATTACTTGCGTTGTTGTTGGGTATATGTCGTTTATTATCGTCTTATACCGACTGGAGAACCATGTCCACAACAGATATTAAGTTCAAATCAAGTGCTGGGACATTTAATGTTGACCAAGCACAAGGAATTGTTGAATGCTTTGTTGCAGGAATTGGCAACAAAGACAGTGTTGGGGACGTTCTTATTCCTGGTGCATTTAAAGATAGTCTCAAGCGTCGTAAGCCAAGAGTTGTTTGGGGACATAACTGGAACGACCCAATCGGTAAAGTTCTAGAGATTTACGAAGTTCCACCATCAGACCCACGACTCCCTATGAAGATGAAGGCTGCCGGAATTGGCGGACTTTATGCCCGAGTTCAGTTTAATCTTGGTTCAGAAAAAGGAAAAGAAGCATTTGCAAATGTCGCTTTCTTTGGTGAAGAACAAGAATGGTCAATTGGTTACAAGACAATCAATGGTCAGTTCGACCCCAACTTGCAGGCAAATATTCTTAAAGAAGTTGAACTTTACGAAGTATCTCCGGTTCTTCATGGTGCAAACCAACTTACTGGAACAATCTCTGTAAAAGACGGAGAATCAGATGATAGAAGAATCTCAGAACCTAATTCTGCAGTTCCAAATGTAAAACCAAGAATTCCTTCATTGCCAGAAAATCCAATGATGATGGCAATCAGAAGAGAACTAGCAATGCGTTCTGGCTCTAATGTCATAGTTCGTTCACTCGATTCACAAATGGTTGTTTTTGACAGAATTACAAGCGATGGCGTAGTAAGCATGTATCGGTGCCCCTACCACTTTGACGGTGAGTCGTTTATGTTTGGTAAACCAGAAAAAATTTCTGATACAGATTTGCCAATGACAGCAACAGCGCCAGCCATTCCTCCCGCTATGGAGCAATTGCTTCCACAAACTGCCGTGTATGGAAATTCAGGAATGAATGACATTACAAGCAATATGGGCAAATCAAGCGATGCTGAAATGTTTAGTTTTTTTCTTGAAGATATAGAAGAAAAAATAGGCAAAGCAATCAGTGGACGCAATATGTCTAAATTAAAAAATGTTGTTCAAATGCTTCAAGATATTATTGTTGCTTCTGAAAAAGAAGTAGAAGAAAAATCTTCTTACATAATTGAAGTTGAACCGCAAAATGCTTTTTATACAAAATCTTTGTTAGACCCAATCATGGACTACCACCGAGTAGAGTCGATTGTTTCAGAAAAAGGTATTGTTATAACTTCAGGACTTACCCCCGAGTTTGTAGATGCTGTAGAAACCCTTAAAAAAGGACTGGGCGCACGAATCGGTGGAGGTGGTGGGTCTGCCGCGGGAAAAGGCCGTAAGGTCGGCAGAGCCCTAACAGGAACATTTGACCCAAACGCAATTGACGCAGACGGTGACAAAATAGTCCAAGAAGGTACAGCGTTTGAGCGCCCTGCCACACCAAGAGCAGTAAGAGATGCTAAAAAAATTGAACATGGACTTCGTTCCGGCAATGGCAAGCCTGGTGATTATTCTGAATGGACATCCAGAATTTACAAGGGTAGAAAAAAATATTCTGTAGATGAACTAGAAAAACATGTTGCTGAGACTTTTTCAAATGCAAAAACAGATAAAGAAATTGGCCGGGCTGTATATGATTTAAATTACGACATTTTGAATACTGTCGGCTCCACTGTCAAGGACCACGATGGAACCCCAGAGGATGTTGCTCGGTGGGAAAAAGAAGCATTAGCAATAACTAAAAAAATAGAATCTACTCAAAAATTTGATGGTTGGGCTTCTCAGCAAATCAGAGATATTGCTGAAGCAGATGGCCCTCGCAAGCCCTACAGCGCCCATGGCGAGTTTGAAACTGGTGGGCTTCGTTCTACTGGAGATTCAGGAGATAAATCTGGAGAATGGCTCATGAATATGTCTTCTCCGGAAGAAATACGAAGAGACCCCGGCACTGCTTTGCGCAATGTCAAAAACGGCATTGTTGACCTTGTAAGCGAGGGAAAATTTCATGATAAATATGGCAAATTCCAAAAAGAAGAATTTGATACATTTTTAGATGACCTTCATAGCCACTTAAAATCTTCTTTTGAAAAAGCAGTACCAGATTCAATAACTCCAGAAAAAAGAAAAGAACTTAAGAAAAAACACGATGACCTTGTAGATACTTTTATTGCGGCTCTTGATGATGTTGTAAGAAAACCACATAGAGGTTCTACATATAGTTTAGATAAATCTCCAAAAGACATTGGAGCCCGTGCTAAATCAAATATCAGAGATAAAGATATTGCTGCTGGAGAAATTGAATCGCTACTCAAAGACATTAGCAACGGCGACAAACTTCTCCAAGAATCTAAATATTACGAAAACAACCATATGGAAGGAATATTCCAAGGACTGACATATGCTATTGAGCACGACCCAACAATTGATGCCAATGACCTTGTTAAACAAGTAACTGATGCATTTGATAAAGCAGCAAAAGATTCAAACACTTCCGATGAGGGAAAAAAATATCTTGAAAAAATGCGCAAAGAGTGGGACGCTGCAATCATTGATGCAGAAGAACTTGCTGGTGGATATGGTCCTGGCGGCATAGTTAAACAACTGCAATACAGAGCAGAAGACTCAGATAGACACCCATTAAATGTTGCTTCTTCGGCAACCCTTACGAGAGGTCTTGCTTCAGCGGGAAGAGAAGATTCTGAATATGCTCGTGAACTCAAAAAACAACGTGAGAAAGACAAGGCACGAGGTGCTAATGCCACAAACCCTGTTGGGAAAATAGAAAAAGACACTACGGAAGAAGGTCTTAAATCTACTCGTCGTGGCGAAGGAACAATACTTGGTCGTTCTGGGCAGATTCAACGTGATGAAAATGGAAAAGTAAATTCTCCTGATGCAGCAAATATGCGCAAAGACCATGATGCAAGAATTTTTTCAAAACTTCGCGAACTTGGTTTTAACGATGATGAGATTGAATCTTTAACTGGAGTTCCCAATGGAGGGCGCGAACATCCCGCATCAGAAAAAGTTGGCCTTCCAAGCAAGTCAATTAGGCCAGATGCCGGTGTTGCTAAATACTCAGCAAAAATGCTTAAAGAAAAAAGAGACTCTCTTGATGAAAACCCTTCCGTTGGTGTTGGTGGGAAAGAACTTGATGGAGCATGGGCAGACCAAGTAATTGGCGACCTTAACGATGGCAGAGTTGACCCCATTGATTTGATGGGCATTATGCAGGTAGCAATGGATGATATTCATGAAAAATTGGGTTCTCCGGAAAAAGATAATAATGCCATTGATGAGCGTCAAAAATTAGGTAAAAAAATTCGTCGTCTTTTAGTAAATGGAATGAATGACGAAGAAAAAGCAACATCTGGAAAATTCCCATCTGCTCTTAAATCCAGCAGTGGAGCAATTGCCCGCCCTGGTAGAAAATTAAATATGAAACTTTCTCAAGACGAAATTTTTGAACTCACCAATGAAGCATCGTTAATTAAAAAACATACCGACGATGTAAAGCCTTTAGATGATTTTGTTAAAAAACTTAAAGAAGCAAAAAATGGCAATGTAGAAATAACACAAGAAGATTACGATGCTATAAATAATGCAATTTCAAATGCTAAAGATAATTCATTAAAAAATGGTGGAAAAAATAAAATAGTAACTTCTGACATTGTTTCCGTTATTGATGAAGCAGCCAGCGCGGAAGATGGAAAATTTGAAAGCCCTAATTGGCACTCAGAAAAAGATGGCAAGCGTGGGGATTTAGGACTTCGTTCACAAGGCTATAACGGAGCCCCCAAAGATATGAACGAAAATGAGCAGAAGTTTCTCATTAACTGGGCATACCAAAATAGGGGCCTTAATATTGCCAATAGAATTGCAGATAAGCACAAGAGCAATAACGGAAAACTGGATACTGCTGACTGGAGAGCCTTGCGTACACTCCATTCACGTACCGGCAAGCGTTCTCTCAGGTCAGAAGGAGCATCTACGGAGGCTTCTAAACTCATGGATGAATCTGTCAACAACCTAGAAAAGCGTCCAGAAATAATGGATACTTCGCGTGCACGTGGTCTTCGCTCCGAAGGGGGTCTAGGAGCCGGCTCACTAGGTCTGGGGGACGGAAGCCTCAATATGACACCCACGGGCGAGGGCGAGCGTCGCAGTGAGCGTTCTGTTGGAACCGCAAGAAGCCTGGGTGAAATAGGTGGAAAACCAGAAACTGCAGGACGTAGTTCTACTGAAAACAATGAATCGCCAAGATTTATTGGTAAAAAATTTGAAGAAGTAAAACCAGAAAACTGGGACTCAAAGACAACTGATGAAAAACTTGACTGGATGCTTTACGATGGAACTCCCAAAAAATCAGGCATGCGCAAAGTTGACCATGACAAAATTGTAACAGAACTTCTTGACAAGCAAGAAAAAGAAGATAAAAAAACGGAACGTGATGCAAAGCGTGCCGAGCGTAGGGCTTCTTCTCCACAAGACGTTGTTACTGAAGCAAAACCACCAGTAGTTGATGGTCCAGTAAGGGTTGAACCTCGGCCCAAAACGCAAGAAGATGCTGCAGTTTCTCGTAAAAAAGACTTAGATGCTTTGCAAAAATTTGCTGGTACAACTGCAGATACGGCCATATCAGCCAATGATAAAGACAATGTTTCAGACATGCATAGAGAATCATGGGAAGACATCTCTTCAATACTTGAAGGAAAAGATTTACATAAAGAACAAATTAAAGAAGCACTTGACAGGGTTGATTCATACCTGAAAGAGACTGCAGATAACCCAGACGAAACAAAAGAAGAAGAACAATTAGTAGCAAGGGCAGAGCAATTAAAAACAGCCCTTGCCCAACTTAATAAGTTTTATTCAAAAGACAAATTTATTCCAGAAAATGCTGAGTCTTCCAAAAAAACTGGACTTCTTTCAAAAAGCAAAGTTCCAGAATCTGCTGCAAATTATATAGAAGCGCGCGACAAAATACCAAATGGCTTACGTTCTGCTGGAAGAACTGAAGTAAAGGGTGAAGCAACATGGTTTAGGGATATTGAGCAATCAATGCCTAAAGAGATTACGGCCGCTCGCAATGCTGGAGACAAAAAAGCGGCAGACTCGTTAGGGAAGTTGCAAGCAATAATTAGCCGTCAAGAAGCAAGCAAAATAGGTGATAGGCGTACAAATGCAGGCCGCATATTAATAACCCAGGATGAAGCAGATGATATTTTGGATGGACTAATGACCGCCCTTGATAGACAAGTTGAGGCAGGTGGAGAAAAACGCCAAGCACTTTACGCAGAACTTATTGACAAACTTGCAAAAGCAGCAATGGGTACATTTATTGACAAGACAACAGAAGAACTTAATAGTAGGACTCGTCAAAGAACAAGTCCGACTGGAAGAACAGTAAACATACAAGATTTGTAATATGGTGAATATGCAATACCTTCACGCACGAAGTGTGTGTGGGGTATACTTTTACACTAGATACGGTCGTTAACATGGTTTATACCAAGGAGCCACAAAAAGATGAGCAACGTTGAAAATGAAGCACAAGTTAGCGTTGACGCTGACGGACAAGTAATGAAATGCGCCAAGAAGGGGCTGGATGTTGCGGCATGCGGTTACGAAGCAGGAGCAAAAATCTGTGCTAAGTGCGGTGCCCTTCCTATGCAAATGAAGATGATTCCGGTCGATATTGAAGACGATGAATTTAATGACATTTATGAAAAAGCGGCCGCCATGCAATCAATACGTCCAAAAGATGAAAATATGACATACGACGAAATGGCTGCTGAAGATGCGGCAGACAATGGTATGGATGACATGGAAGAACAAAAGCCACGTAAAAAAGTCATCGTTGACCCAAAGATGCAAAATGCTAAACCAACCGGAAACGATGTAGAAGAAGCAAGTGAAGGTGATTTACCTCTTGCTCCAGGTACTACGGCAGATGAAGAAGACGCTTCTGAAGGACATGGCCCACTGTCGGTAGGAAAAGCAAAACTGGTTAATCAAACTTCGGGTCCTAAAGCAGCCGCCAATATGAATGACGAGCCAGATGCAGATACAGAATCAGATGACTCAGCAGATTCAGTCACTCCAGTTGGAGTAAACCTTGAAGCAATGAGAAAGAAGCGCCTTGCTTCTCTCGGTACAAAAACCGATGAAGTGGGACGTAATGCTTACCTTTGCTCAATTGAACGTAAAGTTTATCCAGGTGGAGCAACAGTATGCGACGATTGCCCTGGCGGTTGTGTATCAGAAGGCGGAATGCCTGGCCTTTTGCATGTAGAAGGAATTGCAGAAGATATGTTTGCAGGAAAAGTTCTTGACTCTGGTTATTCATCTGATGCAGATATGTTTGTTGTAGATGTTCAAGCAAAAGATGGAAGAGCCGTAGAGGTCTTTATTGATGGAACAACTGCCGAAGTACTTGGTTGGCACAAACTGGATGAAGATTCATTTGAACAAAAGTCGGCACTTGACTCAATTATGGTAATCAACTTCCAGGAAGCAGCAGAGATTGCTGTTAAGTCAATTGAAGGTGAAGTTGTTGCAGTAGAGCCAGACGTCTTTGAAGGTTTTGATTCGTTTGCAGTAGAAATTAACGGCATTGATGGAAAATCATATGACGTATTTGTTGGACTTGATGGTGAGGTTCTTGGTTACGACCGTTACGAACCAGAAGAGGCTCAAGACATTGAAGCAGAGGCTGCAGAAATTGCACTCAAGCGCGCATTTACTGAGGACACACGCAACTCTATGGCTAAAGAAGGAACCGCCATGTCAGATGGTTCTTATCCAATCGCTACCCCCGGAGACCTTCAAAATGCAATTTCAGCATTCGGACGGGCTAAAGACAAAGAAGCAACAAAGCGTCACATCATGAAGCGTGCACGTGCATTGGGCCAAGAAAAAATGATTCCTGCAAATTGGCTTTCAGATACAATGAAAGAAAAATCTGGAGTTATTGATGATGCGGAGTTCATTGCTTCACTTGTTGAGTTTGAGTTGTTAAACTCAGACGACAGTGGTGACGCTTCGAGCACTCTCTAATAGAAGAAAGCGACCCCACACATGTCGGGGACAAACCATCGCAAGACAAGACATTACGCCGAGAGCGTGTTTCAAGGTGTACAAACACGCCATGATTTCAATGCTCGTGCAAAAGCCTTTAAAAAGATAAATACTGTCTTATCAAAACAAGTAGTACTTGACGTAAATCTTGCGTCTAAAGCAATGCCTGATTCTCAAAATACTGATGGAAAAAAAAGAACATTAGCAAATAAAAAAAGCAAATTTGTTAATCTTGGTGGAATAGTTTTTGACCCAAAACAAAAATATGAACCAGGTAAAATATTTAAACATTACACAACAGCAGAAGAAAGATTTATGGTTCTTTCAGGTTTGGATACAGACAAACCAAACTGGGGATGGGTTACTCCTTCTAATGTCTCATATCAACAAATGGTTAATAGTCGTTTAAATAAACCAAAAGTAAATATAACAAAATACAAACGCGATTTAAGAACTGGTTCAGTAATTGAAAATACTGGAATTAAAGTAAAAGTTTCACCACTTGGAGAAACAATTAAAGACAAACTTCCTGGTGGTTCAATCATGCATGCTGCTGCCAAGGCTGGAGGACTAATTGTTGACGCTTTAGGTAAACTTAGATGCCCTCCAGGAACTCCGGCGGCTAACCAATTCACCGACCATATGGGAACTAACTGTTTTGGTGACCTTGCTGGAGACACTGAAACAATAATGAATGAAGTGGCAAATTTTTCAAATGATGTACAGGGTCTTGCATCACAAAGTAGGTCGGTTATTCCCGGGTCTATTTCTAATCCGAATGCCTCATCACAAGAAATTTTTGATGAACTGCGTCGCAATAATCCTAGATGGACTCCTGAATACGAAAACGCAGTAATGAAGTTTATTGATATGCGTTCAAGAATGGAACTTGAGTCTAAAGAAAGACAAAAAGCAGTTGAACATCTTTCAAACCTTTTGGGTTTAAATGGGGTTTCTTCAGATAGAAATCAAGACCTGCATAAAATAATGGAAAGTCTATTAAATTCAGGAATGCTTCGTGATGACTTTGATGTAGAGGGAATGTTAATAAAAGCAATTCATGGACATAATCTTTCACAAGATGAAGCAGTTCAATTTCAAATACTTGCTCAAATTAATTCAAAATTTGTTGAAGAAAATGCAACCATAGAAGACAAACTAAAAGGTCATGAAGCATTTTTTGTATACCAAAGATTTATTGAAATGGGAATTAATCACGCAGATGCGGTGAAAAAAACACGTCAGTATTATTCAGACAAATCTAGTGGAACAAAAAATAAAGAAATAAAGTCAATTGATTTTGAAGTGCAGAGAATGTGGGAACAGCAAAGAGGAATATTAAGTAGTTTTAGTCAACTCGTATTAGAAGACCCTGATAGAGCCAAAAATTACAGATTTGAAATTAATTATTATCCTAACGAAAACGTTCACGCGGAATCAATTCCTGAAGGTCGTGGATTACACACAATTTTAATAAACCCTTTTGATGTTTTGCATAATCCTCCTGTTGAAAAAATAGATTTTGATGAAGCACTTATTTTTTCAGTTGACCCTGGCCCTCCATATACGGACCAACAAAAACAAATGGCTATTGCACGCGCAACAGCACAATATCAATTTCTTAAAACAGTAAGTGAGATGTATGCGTTTGACCTACCAGAAGCACTTGGAGGAGGACAATCGTCTAAAGGCTCACAACTTTTTTGGCATGAGTTTTCACATACCCTTCAATGGGATGCCATAGAAAAAGACTTAAATAGTAAAAATAAAATACTAAGCACAATGACTAATGATGAAATTTCACAAGAACTCAAAAATGCAATTATCCCAGAAACTTCCCGTTATAAATTGGATAATTTAACTGGTCATACTACTGAAAGTTTAATTGAGTCACGACTAGACATTCTTGCTGGTGCATATTCAAATGACGAACAAAGTAAAATAATTAATGCAATACAGCAACATGGGGATACTTCTGCACAATTTGAACGTGCAAGAAGAATTACAGAACTAGAAACAGCAGCAGAATTATATGCTCAAAGAAGAATGGGAATCATATCTGGTTCAGATATTGATGATGCTCTTGAATGGATGGATAGACAAAAAGCAAGACCACAAGATTGGCAGTCAACCATACCTCAACCTGGTAACTCTCTTGCTCCTGGAGTTGCAACCTCACTAGGAATACCAATAATGCCTTCGACAAATTTGAATGGTGGAAATCCAAGACCGGGAAGAACTTCTACAATAGCCTCACTCATACGTGAAGGAAAACTTACGCCAGAAGATATTGAAATGGAAATTGCCAGAATAAATAGCCTTCCTTGGGGTCAGACGACAAATGGCGGTTCTGGTGTAAAAAACAGATTTGTTCAAACATACTTGGAAGCAAATTTTCCCAATCAAGGTATTGAGTTCTTAACAGATGACGAAATACTTAAATTGGTAGATGCATGCCAAGAAGAAGCAAAAAGACTTAGGGAAAAACCAAAACCGCTAGGTCCATCTATAGATACAGATTCGCTCAATGGTTGGAAAGATTCACAAAATGGAGCAAGTCAACTAGATAAATTTTCAGACAAACTTCAAGACATTATTGATTTACGTTCTGAATATGAACGTCAAACTGGGCCAACCGGAACCCCAGTAGTACGTACGGATGCTTCTGGTAAGCCAGTAAAGCGCGCAAGTGCTTACGCTGGAAAACCTGGTGAAGCACATAAAGAACTAAAAAAGGCTTTTGATAAAGGGAATATCGACCAAGAAACTTTATACGAAATGGCTAATGATTATAAAAATGATTTAACCGAAGATGAATATAAAGAATTAATTGAATTGTCTGATTGGGACCCGATAGCAGAGGCTGCTAAAACATCAATAGACGATGATGGGTTTTGGGATAAAGGTGAAGACGAAATACCAGATGACCCATTTGCCGAAGAAGACCCAACAAAAGACCCTTTTAGTCTTGAATATATTAAACCCAAAAATAGTACGGAAAACCCACCGCAAAACGGGGACAGAAAAAAGAAAAAAGAAAAAACTGCGCCAGATTTTGTAGAAGGACATCCTTGGGATGTGTCAAAAATACCTCCCGTTAATAAACTGCTCGGTGATGAAGGTTTGGCTTCTGCTGCCCGAATGCATGCCGTTTCTGCTCAAAGGGTTTTAACACCAAGGGAACAGTTTGTTATAAAAGATTCAATAGATTCATCACAGCCAATAGGAGGAATATCTAGTGGTGGTTTAGATATTGAAGACGTAATATCTCAGAGCGCATCACGTAGAAGAATACTTACAGATGCCGGAATAAAAATTGAAGACAGTGATACGACACCTTCTAGACATCTGACGGCAGATAAAAATATAGAAACAATTTTAAACCCACTCCTTGATGCTATGGATAAGACGCCAACATCCAGAGAAATGGCAGTTCAACTACATGAGTCCGATTTTGATGGAATTCCTCTTTTAAACGGTTCAGAAATTCAACATTCAAATTTTGCTGTTGGCTCATCTCCTTCAAACAAAAAACAAGGTCTACTTAGTCGGGGTAGACCTGTTGTGGTAGAAATTCCTAAAGGTTCACGTATTGCAACGCAAGGTCAAGGTAAAGGTAAAGAACCAAAAATAATCATTCCTCCTGGTTCTATTAAAATTATTGAAAATCCTGAATCTGGAAAAATACGTGCAAGAATAGTTGACCAACACTCATCTTCAGATATTTTAGAAAACATAAAACGTCGAGTAAGTAAATCTTCTGCAAATCTAGACGGAGATAGTAAGAGAGAAGCATCTAAAATAATTGACTCCATTGATAAGGTGAGTTCTCAACGTAATGCTCGTGGTGAAATAAATAACCAAGACATGATTTCTAGGCAAATCGGTCAAAGAAACTCTAACATTATTATTGGATTAACTTCAAAAGGCTCATCACCATTTGGAATAAGTGTTCCCAATAATGAGTCAAACCCACAATCAAATTCTGAAGCATTTATGGATGTGAATAAAAGAGTCGGTACAACACTTGGCGAGTCTCTTGACTCTAGGCATAGTTCTTATAAAAAGAGAATATCTGGAGTAATAAACGAGATGAGAAACAAGAACTCTGCAGTGGTAGAAAATCCTATAAAACTTTCGCGCACCACTGATAGTGTGTTAAATAAATATAAAGATAATGAAATCAAAAATTTAATATCAGATTTTGGTGCACAAGTACATATGGGTGTTAATAAAAATCTTGTAGTACCTATTGATGACCTATCTCAATTGGGAGAAAATCAAGGAATATTTAGAAATGTTGAAAACGATTCAATAGAAATGTTAAAACGACAAAACGACATTCTTAATGGTTTTTCACCAGAAGTTAAAAGCGTTGAAAGACCCATCCAAGCAGAAGTGCGTCATGCTCAGCATGACAATGACATCGCTGAATTGCTTAAACAAAAAGGCAGTTTAAATGCATCACCTGAATTTTATTCAGAATCTAACTCCATAAAAGCGGTGCTTAGAAAAGAAACATCGTCACGTTCAGGTTATGGTTATAAAGATTTTGTTAAAAGAGATACTCCGTTAATACCTGTTTCGACAAAAGATAGAAAACTTATAGATACTGGAATTTCTGATAATGCAAAAAATTCTGACTCTATAGATACGCAAAAACTCAGACTTAATGAAATACTTGATGGAGCAGTTACCGGAAACCATTCAGCCATTGTTGGCACTAAAGATAATCCATCATTAATGGCAATGATTCCTGGCGGGGTTAATAAAAGAGAAATTGTGCATATTGAATATCCATTGTCTCGTTTAAATATAAATAGTGAATCTATTGACAATAACGATTTAATCATGGGTAAAAAAACAATTTCTTCTCAATTAAAAACACTGGGAATGACTGATGCAGAAATAGAAAAGTTTTTTAATTCAGGAGGATTAATAGGTGGAGGCCCTACGCCGCCACTTGCTATGAGATTGGCTCAGTTTAAAGAAGCACAAAACACAAAAAATGAACTTCGTAAATATGGCATAAATAAAATTAAATTTGTTAACCCAGAAGGTCTAGATATTGAAAACCCAAGAACTTGGCAAAATGATAAGTCTGCTCTTACTGAATCTGCACAAAGGCTTCTTGAAAACGGTGCTGCAAAACAAATTAAATCCCATCTAGCCAGTTATGCAGAGTCGGCAATGAAACAACGAAAGAAGGCAATGTAATGAAAGCCGTTTTTGTTGGAATAATTGACAGCAATAATCTCTATTATGTTCTTGACTCGCGTGACCCAAATACGGACGGTGTTATAGTTGAGGGTGGAAAACCTAAAGTTATTTCTTTTTGGCAGACTGTTCTTGCGGCACAGAACGTAAAGAAAGCATCTGGAAATGCTTTTCTTGACCTTCTTTGGAAAACCCCTAAAAAGGAAGACGAAGATGGGTGGCATCAGATTTTTATAGACAAAGCCTTGCCAATAGATGAGAAACTTTTGGAAGGCTCTAGCATCCGCACAGATATCATGAATTCTAAAATAAAAGCAAAATCAGTATCCGAAAGAGTAGATACGTTTAAGACCCTATTACAGACACAAAATGTAATAATATTAAGAGACCACATGAAGAAGGTATTATGAAAGAACTAAGAGTCAAGGGCATTAGTGCTGCACAAATGGCCGGGCTAAATAACGCTTTGCCAGGCAAGCCACAAGTCAGCAAGCCCAACCTGGGGGAACGTGCTGTTAATGATGTTATTCCTGGAGCAGTAAATGCCCGCAGGGGTAATGAAGAGAGACTTCTTCGCTACTGGCGTCCAATCATGTTAAAAGATGGAGGATTCCGTCGCTGTCGTGTAATTCTTGCTAACCATCCTGAACTTTTCCCGCTTAACAATATGTGCGCATGGCTTCATCATGCAACTACTGGTTTGTGGCCGAACCAAGGATGCCATCATCCGACAATGAAAAACTGTCGGAAGAAGGGCGCAAAGATAATGAAGGCATGGACAAACGAACAATTTGGTCACGAATTGTCAGGCATTGCAGGAACAAAAAAATCATTAGACCCAAACGATATGGCTAAGTACGGAGATGTTGTTGTTACCAATGATGACCTAGAACACGCGTTGAGAGTTCTTGCCGATTTTGTTGCTATGGAGCCAGAATTCATGGCCCACGTTGAGGACGATAACAACTGGGCAATCGAGGGAGAAGACATTCAGACTGGTGACACTATTCAAATGCCATATGACAGAAATCTTCATAACAATGGTGAGTGCTGCTAAAAATGTCAGATTGTTGTGCAGATAAGAACATAGTTGTAAGTCGCACTATCTTAGTTGGTACCGTACGCACTAAATCTCATTCTCTTTTCCGCACCCGCACGGATAGTCAAAATATAAACTTAATAGACTTTAAAGCGCTTGCTCAAAGAGCAGGTTTTGGTAGGGGCTACTCGGTAAAAGTGGGAATATATGAAACACACTCCCCAATTGGTCAAACTGTTGAATCCATAGGTTCTATGAATCTTCCTGGTAATGCCAGTCCCCTGAGAAGCCCTATTCGTTCGACTGGATATAGAACAATAACGCCAGGCAAACCAAATATACCGGTTAATCTTCCTGGTTCAATCAAGCCAAACGTAGCAAAAAATCGTGAACACAGATGCCCTGAGGGTTATCAATTTGGTGGAAGATTTACGGATAACAGACTATCTACTTGCGGTGCTCAGTTATTTGATATCCCATCCGCTCTAGGTCTAGCCATTGGCGCATTGCGTCGTCTTGCAAGAGGCGTAAATACAAGCCCCCAGCAGGCAACAAGCAGAGAAATTACCGGTGGGCTACCGGGAGAATCTATAATAAATTCTCGTAGACCAGTGATACCACGTGTGAGTATTGCTAACCCCAGAGTCGCCACAGAAGAAGCAAATAAACTCGTTAGTGCGATGGGTAAAGTTTCTCAACCAACGGCACGAATGGTACGCCGTGATGGGTTTGTTTTAGAACCAGTTGTTACTGCTCAAGTACTTAGGGCAATTCCCGACAACAGAGACATGGAGGGTGCACATTATCTAATGTCAGTTGCTTCTCCTGACCAGTTTGGCGGACAAGAACTAGGAATGCTTTCCAATACTGGAATAACGAAGTTGTCTTATGTTCTTCCCGGCGGGTCAACTATTTCACTTGAAAAACGTAGACCATTAACTGTCGGTGAAAGAAGAAAACTTGGAAGAACAGTTAATTCTGTAGAAAATATTTCTATAGAAAACGACCCAACAGCAAGAATCAAAGAAGTAGCCAACCAGACAGGCGATGGTCTTGCTTATAACGAATCATTTCCAAACATTCCTAATGCAAATGAACTAGTTTCAAAACCTGGAAAAAAACCTGTTGCTAAATGGGTAGATGCAATTTTTGGAAAAGGTAAAAAAGGTAAAATTGTTGAAGAGTCTTCTTCCAACTCTTCTGTTAAAAAACAAATTAGTCAAAAAATTACTGACATAAATGAAGCAATTACTCATTTAAATAATGGAGGGTCTTTTTCAGATATTGACCCTTTAATAATTCAACAAGTATTGACAAAACAATCAGTAATAAAATTGCAAAAACTTGACAATAAACACAGCATTGCAACTTTACCAAGTGGTAACAAATATACAGTTTATACCCCTTCCAATAGATTTGAACATTTGTCTCAGTCTTTTGCTGCCAGTGTTCAACATGCAATGGGCCTAGAGACGCCAGATGTTGTTTTTATAGGCCAGGGAGATGCTAGGAAGTACGCAGTGGAAGACATAGCGTCATCAATGCGTGGATTCAAAGTTGACACATCAAAAACTATGAAAGATTTTTCTCCAGTAGATGTGGCAAGAATAATGGTTTCTGATTGGCTTACGGACCAAAGAGATAGAGGTCCTGCCGGTATAGTTCCAATAAGCAACGGGAGCGATGTTAGACCAGTACTTGTCAACAATACGTCCTCTGGTCTTATTGCACTTGATAAAATAGAAATAGCAAATCGGTCTAAAATGCAGATTCAAGATATGTATAACGCTGGTCGTGTATCTTTACTAAAAGATTACTACTTGACTTTACAAGAGAATCAAAAGTATGCGTTTAAAAAAGAAGTTGACGCCTTGCTGAAAAAAGCAAGAGAATTTAACTTTACAAATTTTAAAACACAGATTTACAGTGATGGACACCTGTCAGATGCAGAAGAAATACAGATTGATATTATGGAAAAAATCTTAAATCAAAGAGTTACATTCCTTACGCAAAGTAAAGAGATGTTGATGCGCGTATTGGGAGGAAGATAATGAACCAAGTAGCACTTTTGCATGATGCAATAAACAATCAAAAATTCGGCGTAATTATAAAATCTGAACTCGGATATGAGTTTGAAGGCGATAATGCACATGCTTCAGAGTGGGCCAATTGGGCTAACCAGCAAAACTTTAAGTCTCTAGAGTCTCTCGACCTTCCTCCTGGAGTAGTTATAGGTGGATTTAAAAATTTAGTTAATGAATTTAAAACAACAGATTTAAACTCAAAACCAATAGATACCGTATCTGGAGGAAGAAAAAATACAAAATTTAAATCTTCTGAACAAGTATCTTCAAAATCTAAAGTTCCCGCAATTCTAGATACTCCAATAAAGTATTTTTCTGATGATAAGTTTATTTCTGTTATTGGATATAAGGCAGCAGCATTTAAAAGTGATGCCAAAAAATCCAGTTTTTTAAGAGAAGTTAAATCAAATCAATATGCTTTCAATATTGAAAATGGAAAATTTAATATTCCACCTAAAATGGAATTTAAATCATTAATCAGAGAAAGAGTTGAAACAAACACTTCTTCTTCTTTTGAACGTCGTCTTGGAATAAAGATGATTAAACATTCTGAATTTAATGGACAAAGAACAGCAATTGGACTAGATGGAGAACTGCAATTAAAGTCTCTTGGACAGACTCTTGGTGGCTCTACCGGAAGTGGTGCAAGGGTTGCTCGTCGTGCTTCAGGAATTTTAAACGCCAGATTCGACCCAAATGCAATAGATGCGGATGGAGACAAAATAATTCAAGAGGGAACACCTTTTGAAAGACCTGCAGTTCCTGTATCTCGCATTGCAAAAAGGACAGATTCAGCAGTGCGCGGTGTTGTTATTAGAAAAAATAAACTTCAGGCACAACAAAATTCCGAAACCGAGACAACTGCATCTAGGGTAGCCGGCAGTGTTGAAGGAGAAAAAAACAAACCAGAGGCAATTGCTTCTCGTGGTGCTCGTTCTGTAGCGATGGGTGCTAGAGCACGCCGCGAAAGTGCAGTCATATCAAATGGGCTTCAGTCAAGAGGGAAGAAAAAAACTTCAAAAACTGGATACGGTACAGATATTGTTCATGAAAATGATGGTAAAGGCTGGGAAGTTCTTGATGACGAGCAGAGAAAACTTGTAAAGAGCAACCTTGAAACTCGTAGAACACAACTACAAAATGATATTAAAGATTCAGGAGACCTATGGTCGGCGTATCTTAGGAATCCAAAAAATACAAAAAATGGAACAAATACTCGGAGCGACTTAACTCCAGATTTCTTGGCTCAATTTCAACACTTCCTTAATGATGACCTTGATTCAGCAAAACAAGAAACAGACGACAAGCGTCGACAATATTTAATTAGCACTAACGAACAAACTCAACGCAATTTAGACGACCTTCTTACGTTGAATAACATGAAGAAAAAAGATGACTATAGTCTTCTTGAACATCTTCATCCTATTTCAAGAAATGCTGCACTTGGTCGCGAACAAAGAGCAAAAAATCCTGAACATAAATATGAACCAGTTCTTAGAGAAGGACAAAAAGTTCCAACTCTTTCTAAGGTAAATCAATCCACTTTCTTTGGAAAAGCGGGTGGGCGAAAAGAGTATGTTGCAGAAAAAGAACTAGAAGGCGGAGAAAAAGCAGTAGTTAAAAAGACTACAGACACAAAACTTCGCAGACTAAATAGAAGATTATTTTATCCAAACCCAGAACGCGAAGCACGCAAACAGAGAAGAAGTGCACGGAAGGCTGGAGAAGGAAGAAGCGCACAAGAAGCAAGTCCGGTAGAAGCAGCAAAGACTCGCATACGTAGGGCACGGCGTGCAGTTCAAGCCAAGTTGCGTGGAGATGAATCTCCAGCAGATGTTGCAAAACGTTCTGCAAAAACGGCGGCTATTTCAAAACATCCATTAGGTATTAAAAATGCAAAAAATGGAAACCCAATGGAGGCACAGTACACTGTTACTCCTTCATGGATTAAAAGAATGGCAATCATTGCCAACGAAACAGGTGCTGCTCTTACTGGAGAAAACAAAAAATCAAGAGAGTCAAACAATACTGACCTTCTTAACCTCTGGGAAAATAATGAGTTCAATGCCCTGCCCACTCCTATTTCAGCAGATGTTGCCGAGCGTTTAATTGGTGCTGGATGGAAACCCCATACCCGTGGAGTTGGAAGTAACCCTGGTTTTGGTGAAGCATATTTATCTGAACCAGATAGATTTATTCCAGGTCAAGGCGGAACTGTATATGGTATTGGTGAATATTGGGCACCAGAAGGCTCAGACCATGCTTGGAACTATGGAAGCGTCAATATTTTGGGATTCCTATCTCCCGATGCTCGTCAAATAAAAATGAAAGACCTTAAACAAATCAAAGAAGAAGGAATGAAGATTCAAAAAGAAGTTGCCGTTTTCGATGCAGGTCATGCTGGGGAAGAAGCACAAAATATGAGTCCAGCAGACTATGTGACACAACTACGTCAATCTATGGAAAGAGCAATTCCTGCAGATAATCCTGTTTGGTCTACCCCTCTTGGTCAGGTGTATAAACAAACATTGGATGCATATGCCCAAACTCCAGACAAGATTGGTGATAAAACACGCGTAGATACATGGGCTGCATTGCAACAACTAAATAGAACAGTTGGGCATACTGCTGGTCACGATAGTGGGGCCGGATACATTGCTCCTTTGCTTGGTTATGACTCTATTGATGCTGGAGGCGGGGTTGAACTTGTCCATAACAGGGGCGCTATAGTGGCAGTTGACCATAGCATGGGGAAATCAGAGGCTCAACAAATTATGGCAAATGGCAAAGAAATACGTACAAAGAAAAAGGCTGCATAGGCAATGAACAGAACATTTAATTATGACACTGGCGAATACGAGGAAGACCCCGTAGTAATACAAAACACCGCCACCGATGAGGAAAAGAAAATTTTTGTCGATTCCCATAAAGAACTTTCGGACCTAGGGTCTTATCCTCCATTTTCAACTCATGAAGGCAAGGCAGCAGAACTTGGTTCAGCAATGATGGATGAAGAAAATAGGTTCATGACCGCAGACGATAAATCTCGTCCACATTCAACTCTTCGCGTAAAGTTTGCCGACGACCTGGATGAGGCGATGTTATACAAAAAACGTTATGGTAATTACAAAGATGCCCAAAAAGCAGCAATGGACTTAAATGGTATTCCTGCTGACAGCCCTCACGTAATGCGTTTTGGGTAAACAATGGATGAGGAGTTGGGTGCTCAACTAAAGGCGCTTCGTTCGTCTAAGAGTCTAGGTTGCTCTGGTGCTCACTTGTCTGAAAACGGAGAATGGACACCCTGTGAATCTTTTGCTGAATATAAATCAGCAATAATGCGAGTCAATGGACATAGCCGTTTATCAGAGACAGAACTAGAAGACTGGCGTAGCAGAAGAAAGCGCCGTGGCAAAAACCGCAAACGTAGTGGGTGGCAAAACCTAACAGAACGTGGAATAAACGGTATTCAGACTGCACCAAATGGTGGTTTAGTAAGAGGACCTTCTGGGGTGCCAGTATCTGAAGCAAGTGGCCCTATTTCGTCAACAGGAACCGTTATAGGTGGAACAGGAACAGCCGGAAGTCCTGGTGGATTTTCTGTTGCTTCTGCAGAAAATGACGTAGAAGTAAAAGCAATAAACGGACCATATGCACCTAGAGACAATGATGCTGACGTTTTTGTTGATATTGAGTCAGCACGTCAACGCTCAAGACAAATGGGGTGTATTGGTGTTTCTAGGCGTGTATCAAAGACCGGCAAAACAGTATGGATGCCATGTACAAACATGAGTGACTACTCAAGACTTGCTGGAACCACAGACCTTGGAAGAATGCATCAAAGAGAAACAACACAAAAGATTGTTCGCACGGTACTCAAAGATTCTGTAAAGAAAAAGAAATCTTCTTTGGCCTATGATTTGCATGAATTTAAAGCATTAGGAAGAACACTAAGAAACTTGTCCTCAAGTTCTTCTGTTTCTTTTGATGTAAATGCCATAGATGGCGACAGTGATGGAATAATCCAAGAAGGAACTCCTTTTAAAAGACCTGCCACTAGTAGTGCTATTTCTAATGCTATTGAAAAACTAAAACCATCCAAAGAACAAAAAACAAATGCAATATCGTGGTTTGGAAATTTATCAGAAAAAGATAAAACTAATAGATTTGGACTTCCTTTAGATGTTTTAGAAGCAATGCCCAAAGAAGAAGCACAAAAGGCAGTTGATGAGTTTGTAAAAAACAAACCAAAAGGCTTGAAAAGCATTGGTGCAAACGTAAACAATCCGGAAGCAACTGCTTCTAATCCATTCAATAATCTTGGTGGAAAAGCAATGGGTAGGTTGATTCTTAATGAAGTTGACGATGCGCATCGTGAAAAAACTGGTCAAAAAACAACATATTTTATTGGTGGAACAACTGGTGCAGGGAAAAGCATAGTTGTAGACCATTTACAAAAAGTTGGAATTATCCCTACAGATAAAGAAGCAGCACACATAGACCCTGACTTTATTAAACTAGGACTCCCCGGATATAACGATGGTGCCGGCGTCATGAGTGTTCACCACACATCAAGAGTTGCAACTGACCATGTCATAAGCGATGCAGAAAAAGCAGGCATGGATACGATTATTCAAGGAACAGGTAAAAGAGACGAGCACTTAATTTCAGCAAAACGTGCTGGAAATAAAACTGTTGGACACTTTGTTTACGCTCCAATTAATACTGCGACAAAACGTCAGCAACAAAGAGCAAAAGAAACAAATAGAAATTTACCCAGTGGATTCCCGGCACAAATAGCAGGAGAAATTCAACACACCCTTGACAGTCAAATTAAACAGGGGCTTTATGACGAATTACACATATGGGATAATTCTGGAGATATAAGCAAAGGTGAAAAACCAAAACTCATTGCTTCTAAAATCCCAGGAAAGCCTTTAGTTATTCATGACCAAGCAAAATTTGACGATTTTGCTGGCGGTAATTCAAGAGCAAATCGTTGGCAACAACTACTTAATGAGGGTGATAAAAAACTATCAAAAGAGTAGTTACAACGACTAGTAGACAATAAATAATTGACGACTTAGCAATAAACTTTTAAATGTTGCACCATAAGTAAAAGCAATCATCTATTATCTAATGCAGGGGCTGGGTGCTTACCTAGGCCGGCAACTTAATACATCCAACCCAATTAACGTCTTTAAGGAGACCATCATGGCCGATACAGGCAGACTCAGCGAATTGCAAAGTGCACTTCGCGCTAAAATGGCAGATAATAAAGCCATTGCAGATTCATTCAAGATTGAGGACGGTACAGTTATCGTTTCTCAGCAACAGAAATCAGCGTTTGACAAGAACATGTCAGACATCAAAGAACTTAAGGGCCTCATCGATGGCCTTGAAGCACTCAACGTCGTTGAGCAGTGGGGTTCGCAAGCACCAGTAGAATCAATCGCTACTGCTGCCGCTGCCGGCTACACCGTCAAGGGTCTTGAGCGCGGTAAGTCAATCGGTGAAATGTTCCTCGAATCGGCTGAATTCAAGTCATTGCAAAATGGCCGTGCCGGCGCAAACATGTCTTCACCTTTCGAGGTTAAGGCTTCTTTGACAAGCGGACTTCAGGTTAAGGACATCTACACACAGATGCCTTCAGGCTTCCCAACACAGTTTGGCGAGCGTCAGCGTGACCCAATCGTTATCCCACCAATGCGTACAACTCGTGTTCGCGACCTGTTCCCAGTTCGCACCACGACTGCTGCAATCATTGAGTACTTCCGTATGACCGGATTTACCCGTAACGCAGCCGCTGTTCCAGAGCGTGATGGTAACGACTTCGGTGCTAAGCCACAGTCAACCATGACCTTCGAAGGTGTGTCAACCTCGACACGTACTTTGGCTCACTGGGAAGCAGCACATCGTAATGTTCTTGCTGATGAACCACAATTGCGTGCAATCATCGACAACGAATTGATGTACGGTCTCCGTCTTCAGGAAGATGCTCAGATTCTTAATGGTGACGGCACCGGCGAGAACCTTCACGGTATCCTTCAGACTTCTGGAATCCAGAACTACTCATGGTCAAGCGGTGCAGTTACGCCAGTTCCTGACAACATGGCAGATGCCATTCGTCGTGCGGCAACACTCTCATACCTTGCTTACTACGAGCCATCCGGTGTGGTTCTCCACCCGAATGACTGGGAAAAGATTGAATTGTCGAAGGACAACTTCGGTCAGTACCTCGTAGCAATCTCAGTTGCACTTGGTGGTGAGCCAAAGGTTTGGCGTTTGCCAGTCGTAGAGACTCCAGCAATGACCGAAGGCGTTGGCCTTGTTGGTTCATTCGGCCAGGGTGCTCAACTCTATGACCGTGAGCAGGCTTCAATCCGAATCAGCGAACAGCATGCAGACTTCTTCATCCGTAACGCAATCGTTATCCTTGCAGAACAACGTCTCGCTCTTGCAGTTAAGCGTCCAGAATCTTTCGTTAAGGTAGCATTCGACAACGCTCCTTCCTGATAGGTGGTTAGTAGATGAACCCCACACGTTCTTTAGAGCGTGTGGGGTTTTTCTCTTTATAAGAAAGAATTAATATGACTGATACAAATACCCCATCACCAGAAGAACTTTACGCACAGTTGGTTTCAATGCATGAAAATATGGGTACCCCGCAACAACAAGGACAACCACGCATGAATGGCAATGTAAAATTAATTAAGTCTTTGATGACTCTTTTAGCAAATACTGCTCACGGATATCACGAAGCACATGGAGTTCACTGGAACGTAAAGGGACCAGACTTTGCCCAATATCATGAACTATTTTCTGATATTTATAGTTTCCTCTTTGACCAAATTGACCCAACTGCAGAAAATATTCTTAAGTGTGGTTATGATGCTCCGTTCCATATGGCAGATTTTGTTAAATTAAAGACTATTCAGGAGATGGACCATGACGATACTCCTCAGTCTATGGCTTCAGAATTGCTAGACATTCTCAATCAAATTGCATTGAACTTAAAAGATACGTTTGATGCGGCTAACGAACTAGATGAACAAGGAATCGCTAATTTTATTGCTGGATATCTTGACGAAACGCAGAAATGGTGCTGGCAATTGCGCGCATCTCTTGGCCTGCAACGCCAGAATAAACTTATATAAACCCGCTACCTTAGGCGGACAACCCTGGTAATCAGAGATGGTTGCCAGGGTTGTTTAATATCTGGTATAAAATGAAGCATGCTTATACGAATGGTAAAAAATGTCACAAAATAACGAATTTCTAGGAACTTACACGGGGATTATTAACGGTGTTAAATTTCTATACAACACCGACATAAGCACTAAAGATGCTGGCGCTTCATGTCCTCCCGCTACTCAGAACATTGCTGTAAACATTAAGAACCGCCAAAAGGCAATTGATTCAGCAGCCTATGGTCCAATGAACCCTGTCGAACCAGACGCAAAGTTCTGGCCAGCAAAAGCCAAAAGATGGAATGTATCTGAAATAGATGCTAAGAAGTCTTTATGCGGAAACTGCATTATGTTTGTACGTTCTCCCAGAGTTTTAGACTGCATTGATAAGGCTCTTGGTAACGAGCCAGGTAATAGTGCCTGGGAGATTATTGATGCTGGGAAAATTGGTTACTGTGAAGCATTTGACTTCAAGTGCCACTCAATGAGAACATGTGATGCATGGGTCGTAGGTGGACCAACCCTTACAGACAAAAGCCCTGAAAAAGGCGAAGAAAAGGAATAGAAAATGCATCCTGATGACGAAGACTCATTAGATGAATACCTAAGATACGCTGCAACTTCAAGAGGCGTCCCCGAGGAGTTTGAGAACTGGGCTATTGACCATAACCTTAAATTGCCAAAAAAGAAAAAACCTAAAGATTCGGAATACGGCGATGACATTACCGACTAAAAAAACAATAAATGACATAAAAATAGTTCAACCTAAACAAAAGGGTGCTTCTGGATTAACCCCAGAACAAATTATAAAAATTGCAACCGATAGAGAAATGTCTAAATTTGTTTTTGAAAAAGAAAAAGGCTAAAATGATTTTTAAGCCAAAGCCAGACAACGTATCGCAAGAAGACTATGACAAATTATGTAAAAAAGATTATGATAGTTGGCTAGCAATACAAGCACGTGCAGAAAAGTTTGATGTTGTTTCAGAACTAAAAGGCAATGATTTTGCATGGGAACGCGTCTATGGCATTACCCCGTTTTCTAATGTCAAGTTTGAATCAAAACCAACAGGGAGGCTTCTCGGTGAGTGATGAATTTTCCATATTCGAAAGAAGTCCTGTACTTTTTGACCCTGAATATGCAGAGCAACTAAAATCACATTTTCCCGAAATGTGGGATATGGCTGGGGGTACGGCTGGAAACACCGTTTACCCCATACTGTCTGAAATAATCTCACAAAATGGTTTTGCGATAACTCCTGAACAACTTGAAGTTTTAGATATGCGTGACGCATGGTTTGAGAGACATAAAAACGATTCAAGCCTCGTTGGTGTACTTGCTCAGGTTAAGTGGCTCTCCGTCGGTTCTAGGGGTGAATCAGCGATGAAGAAGACCATAGGTAAAGAGGTAGATTCTATTCATATCAAAAGAGCAAGACTTAAAGACCCAAAAGGTGGACTTACTGCCGCAGGTAGGAAGTTCTACAACAGAACAGAAGGGGCACACCTAAAGCCAGGAGTCATGGGTGCTGCAGATACCCCCGAGAAGATGCGCCGCAAAGGGTCATTTTTAACAAGATTCTTCACTAATCCATCTGGTCCAATGAAGGACGAGAACGGAAAACCAACACGCCTTGCTTTATCTGCTGCTGCATGGGGAGAGCCAGTTCCTCAAAATGCTCAAGATGCTGCAGAGTTGGCAGCAAAAGGACGCAGAATGCTTGAGAGATATCAAAATTCTAAAATGTAGATTTGCTGTTATCCCAGACAATCTCGTACATTAAATAAAAAACGAAAAATACCGCGTGATAGGTTTCCCTGTCACGCGGTATTTTTATTACTAAGGCAAATAAGCCTCAGCGAGTTTTAGCCGACGTTTCCGTAGAAGTCTAGGTATGCAACTGGGCCTGCATCTGAACTTGCGCCATCAAATGCAAGGTTCACTTCAAGACCAGCACCAGCAACTGATGAACCGATTTGAGTAACGCTGACAGAAATAACATCGCCAGCAGCAAACTTCGTTGGAGTAACTTCTGCAGTTGCGGTTGTTGAGTTGATTGCCATTGAAGCCGACCATACTGTATTGGAATTAACCTTCACGTTGAACTGAAGGGCAGCGCCTGTTGGGGCTGTCTTCAATCCTGCTGTTGCGTAGACAAGAGTTCCACTTACTGGTGCAACCCAACGCTCTTTATTTGCTCCGACCGTAAGGTCACCCTCAACCTGCAGTTGAGCGATTCCTTTAGATAAAATTGCAGACATATTTACTCCTATGTGTAATTCGAGTTCCTGCGTAAATTTTACACCATACTTTCGCTATTGAATGTAAAGGAGACTACCTTATCGGGCAAGCCCCAGTGGCACAGTCGTCTAAGTCAATCTCCCCACCCCTAGGTACATATAAAGGCATGTCAAAATTGATTTTTCCATATAACTTTTGGTAAATCTCTTTGCTTATCTCTTCATATGGGGCTAAAGCAAAGTTGTGTTCGCTATGAAGAAGGAAGGAAACCGACTTGACAGAGTTATCGTAATTTTTCTCCAGCCATTCCTTTATTTCTCCCAGTTCTTCCTTACGGTAGTAAACAGTCACAGAAACAGCATTATCTGCCCACTCTGTTTGCATTTTTTTAACCCACTCAAGTTGTTGTACTGCTGTCATATCTTTTGCAAGCACTGCATTATCTGGGGATTCACACGGGAACTCAACAACGTAGCGAGTATGGTCCTCTCGACCATCAAGCCCCATGTCCCATTGAACCTTGTATCCACGCTTACGACATGCCTCTACTAGAGGGTCTGCAGCACCAAAACGAACACGACGAATGTAATAACGAGCATAAGCAGGGTGTATTCCTGGAGCAATTCCTGGAAGCAATGAAAGCGTCCCTGAAGGCTGAATGGTAGTAAGACGAACAGACTTAGGAAACCCATTTTCCTTGGAGTAAGCCTCATCAAACGATTTAAGGTTTTTATACGCCTCATCGAGCCATGAAACTTGTTCTTCCGTTGCCTGAAGAACTCCAGTAATTGACTGACCTAGGCGTGCATTCTTGCTAACTATTTCTGTTGTTTTTTCATATGGATAATTCATACGAGTAATTTGTTTTTGAACTTTGTACAAAAGAATGCTTATTTCCTTGAACTGCTCAAGCGATTCAATATTTGGCAAGAAAACTGTTGCAAGGTTGCACGACTCTCCATCACCTAATGCAATTTCTGCACAAGGATTAAATCCTTCAATAGAGTTATCTACGTTCTTTTCACCTAAACGACCATGTGTACGAGCAAGACGGCGGTTTAACAAACCATAAGGTTCACCCGAACCGTCATAGCCTTTCCATAGTTCTGACATAATCTCGTCAAAATGGTCTGCGTAGATACTGTTATTTGAATTAGCACGCCATGCAGGAACGTTTCCTGATGCCCAATTTTTGGCACGAAGGAAAAGAACATCATCAGGGTCACCCATTGCTATTTGTGCTGACCGCCGTGACGAGCCGGAAACAACAATGCGACCAATAATGTTACATATGTCCAAAACATCAATCGACCTAAGTTTCTTGCCTGCACGGTTATCCAAAACCTTGCAAATATCTTCGATTCCATCAATCAGTGCTCCAGGACCGCTAGCAGTTCCACCAAAAGTTTTTAATGGGGCACCAAATTCACGAATTAAAAGTGTTGAGTAGGAAAAAGATTTACCTGTTTCAAAGTAGGACTTCAATACGCTATGTAAAAGACGACGCCACCCGGTGCGTGAGTCAGGAACAATAATGTCTGCATCGTTTGTTCGTTCATGAGTGATTGAAACATTCAATTTAATTTTAGGCAGGTCATGAATCTTTGAACGTTCAACAGAAAAACCAACACCGCCACCAAGCATTAAATAATCAAAAAGAATTTCAAAGTCCTCAATCTTTTCAATATTGGTGAAATAGCAATTGTTTAATGATGTTGCATTGAACTTCTTTACAAGAGGAGTTCCTAACTGCCACAAAGAACGACCAGAGAAAGATGCACGCAAGTTGTAGCAATGGTCAAAAAGAGTTTCTGCTTCTTCTTGTGTAAAAGGAACACCAATTTCTACTGCTCCATTGATAACGCGACCCAATGCTTCTGCCCAAGTTTCGTTATCGCCATTTTCTTTTGGACGACTGTATGTACGAAGAAAAACTATTTCTCCCATACCGTTAAAGCCCCATGGAACTGGTTTTAGGGAGTAAGAAGCCAGGAATTCAGGACTGAGATGAGTCATCAGAGTATCTTTCTATAAGGTGTGAATATAGATGATACCGCAATAGCAAATAAAGAAAGCGTCTAAAGAAGTCCTAACTTTTTTGCTTCGTCAACGGTTACATAACTACCCTTAGCCTTGAGTAAAACATTATTTTTAAAGAATGGATTAATCTGTCTTTCTTCAAAAACGTCTTGCTCTACAAGAATAGTTGCAATTTCTTTTTGTGATTCATATACTCCACCCATGCCAGCAATATGTTTAGGGGGTGCAGAAGTTCCAGTACAGTCGCCAGTTGCTTGTCCACAGACAGGGCATGGAAGTCTTGTCGCTTTTAGTACCGGTATTCCGTCAAAAATACGTGCGATACCATCATCTTCTCTATACCCAAACATAATTAAATAATAACACGCCCCTGTCGTCTACTGGTTAGGACGCGACTCTTATAAGGTCGTTAAGGTAGTTCAATTCTACCCAGGGGTACTAATAGAATTCTTGTGTAAAAATTCCGCGAGATTTCAAGTTATCCACAACCTCATCGAGCATTTCTCTCGTAACTACTTCTGCAGGCTCGTCCATGAGAACCTTGACAAGCATTGCTGGGTATTTTTTATCCCTAATTACTTTCACTACGCCATCTTTGTAGTAGACAACTTCCCCAAAATGAACCCTTCTGCCAACTTCATACTCGTAGGGACACGATAAAAGTTGCACAGAAGTTTCTCCCGTTGAATCAAGTTCTGCGTGAGTTACCGTTAAGCACTCCTTAACACCGCTATCTTTTTCCGCAAATGATTTTTGAAGGTCTAGACCTTTAGTTTTATCTGGGTCTTTAGACATCCATCCCTCTGCAACCATGGATATGGCGTCTACCCCCCAAAAGTACCTCAACGCTTTACATAGGTCAGCGCAAATCATAAACCTCTGCTCAGGGGTCCTATTCATTAACTGTTTGTTTAATTGTGCAATTACTGCAACTCTGTTTTCATTCCACCCAAAAAAATTGAAAGCAACATCTTCTCCTAGTCCCATATCTGTAACGAACGCACGTTTCGCCAGTTGGGCCGAAGTCAAGGTTAAAGCCAATTTTTGTAAGTCTTCTATATAAAAGTCTTCCACAAAAAAATCTTAGTATAAGAATGCGCACTTAATAGGAGTTGCGCAATAATACTCATAGAGGTACTAGTATTTTCGACATGGCAAAGCAAGACCAAAAAAAGACAACTTCAAAAAAGGCTCCCGTAAAGAAAGCCGCTGCAAAAAAAGCACCGGCCAAAAAGGGAACAGCAAAGAAAGCACCGGCCAAGAAAGCCGTTGCAAAGAAAGCGCCGGCTGCGAAGACAAAGTCTGTTAAAAAGACAATCGAAGAAGCAGCAACTGCAGCAGGAATTGATGTTACTGCAATTAAAGCAACAGCAGAAATCAAGATTGAAGAAGCAGCAGAAAAAGAATTTGATGCAGCAGTTCAGCGACTAGAATTTTTTGTTGCTGAACAAAAGCCTAAACTTCTTAAGCGTTTGTTCTCTTGGCTTAAAAAGTAGTTACTTGTTTTCCTGGTTAACCAGGTTAAGCAACTCTTCATTAAATAGTTCCAAGTATTCGTCACTATGACGATGTTGCAAAACAATGTGAGCACGACGACGTGCCTCTTGACGCAAAGCATTAGTATGTTTGCGCTCTTCTTTTTCTTCAGCACTTAAGGCTGGTCGCCCTCTGCCGAGTCCTGATTTTTTTAGTTCGTTATAGTTGGTCATTAGTAGTTCACCTTTTCTGTTAATAGGTATAGTCCAATATACGTAGGACTCTAAAAAACAACAACCTAAAAAGATTTTTTGTATCAGGTTGGCGTTTTGCCCAAAAACCCTTAGCCTTGCCGGTACCTACTATAAGGAGTTTTGATGGCAAGAACCCACGGAACCAAAGAAGTCAAAAGGCTTTTCAAAGAGATGGAAAGACTCGGATTCGAGGTTGTACATATTAAAAACGTGTTCAAAATAACCCCTCCCAAGCATATCGGGGGCAGAACATACGCAACACACGGAACACCCAAGGCTATAAAAGCCATATATTCAGATTTCCGTAAAATTTATGGGGTTGAACTTGACCCTTTATGGAAAGAGAAGTAGATGTCAAATCCAATTGACGAAGTAGACAAATACATAAAGGACTATTCTGAACGCGCATTGGGTGGTCTAAATAGTTTGGAAGTTTGGGATGTTATTAATGCGTTACTTGAGATACGCCATAGCATCTCTACGCACGAGTTAATTATCGACGGAGATGAATTAACTAAATATTTTAAAGGGGAAAAAGGTGTTCACTAGGTACTACCTTTATTTCTCAGGAATTATCATCGGATTGATATCTGGATATTTTTTGGGAAGAATGAAGAAGAAATAAATTTTTATAGTGGCACGACCGATAATACCGCCAACAACACTTCCGGCTGGACCCTTACTTGAACTTTTCTCAGACAAAGAATTAGGCCTTGAACACATTTCATCAGTGTGCGGAATTGGGCGAAAAGCGATGATTAGATGGAAAACCTCTGGATTGACTCTTTACTATGCGGAAGAAATTTCTCATAAACTTGGCCTTCACCCATCTGCTATTTGGGGAATGTCTTATTACTACGCAGTAAAAGAAGACGAAGATAGACGAAATGAAATGTATGCAAAGAAACTGATTCGTCAAAAAAATAACCGCATGGAGAAAATATGATTACTAAACGCACCTACAATTTTGAAGAGCAAGCAGTAAATGCTGTTAAGTTTATTTCTTCATACATTAATGAACGTGGATACCCGCCAAGCGTTAGAGACCTTTCTGTGGCTCTTGATATTCTTTCTTCTTCAACAACTCATAAACTTTTAAAAAAATGTATTGAAGACGGGCTAATAGAAGTAGACCCTAATATTCCTAGGGGAATTAGGGTTACTCTTAACGGAAAAAAACTCTTAAAGAAGCGCCCTCGGTAGGATTTGAACCTACGACCTGCGGATTAGAAGTCCGTTGCGCTATCCACTGCGCCACGAGGGCTGTATTACAATTAGATAGTAATGGTATAATTCCATTATTATCAATTGTTTTTTTGAAAGTAGGAAATATGCCTCTTAGACATGGAATTTTAACAATTAACACCACGAGGTCGGAGGTGCTTGTTGACGATACTGATATGGTCCAATACTCCATGACTATGTCTATTCAGAATATTGATGAAACTGGAGTAATTTATCTTGGTGACAGCACAGTCACCACAGAAGACTATGGCTATAGACTTGTCCCAGGAGATACATTTACGTTAGACGATGTTAGTCGTCGCCCTGGTCTTTACGCCATATCTGACGTAAATGGGACACAAGCCGCCGTACTGAGGATTTCACAATAATGAAAATTGGCGGAAACGGTGGAGGCATCCCAGGACCTCGCGGACTTCCCGGCAGGTCAATAAATTTTAAAGCCGCTGTAGCAACATTCAGCGCCTTACCCGCTGGCTCTTATGATGATGCACGAATTGTTCTTGATGAGGGCAATATCTATATTCACAATGGAACAACATGGATAGATGGTGGTCAGTTTCAAGGTCCAATAGGTCCAACAGGCCCGAAAGGCGATACTGGTGAAACTGGACCGACTGTCGGAACAGCAAATCAAGTTATTTACAAAGATGGAACCAATACTGCTGCTGGTTCCGCCAACTTAACATTTGATGGAACAAACTTAAGTGTTAATGGAAATATCAAAGCAATGAATTCAACAGGTGATGAAGGCGGAGAAATTTTCTTAAACAAGGCTGCTGCCAATACAACCATTGATGGGGTGGTTATTGATGTTTATCAAAACCGTCTACGTTTTTTTGAAGCCGGCGGAACTTCCCGAGGTGCATACATTGATTTAACTACTGCAACTGCCAACGTAGCAACAAATCTTATTTCTGGTGGTCCTACAGGCCCGGCTGGTCCAACTGGCCCAACAGGTCCTGCTGGTCCTGCTGGTCCTGCTGGTGCTACTGGTGCTACTGGTGCTACTGGTGCTACTGGAGCCACTGGTCCATCTGGAGTATCTGGAGTATCTGGTGCTTCTGGTTCTCGTGGTGCGACTGGTCCTTCTGGTGCTTCTGGTGCAACAGGTGCTGCGGGTGCTACTGGTGCGACAGGTGCCACTGGTGCTGATGGAGGAATGGGTACACAGACTTCGTATTCTCCATCAATATATGCGGGTTCAACAATTGGAGCGGGACCAGGGGCAACACCAAACTTTAGTTTTACTTCAGGCAAAACAGCATCAAGTGACCAAACAGGTTCCTACGCAACAAGTGGA